TCCAAGTCGGTTTGATTTGGTTAAGAAAATTGGAATGCCATCAAATGAAGCCCGAGAAGCATATTTTCGGGCTAAAAATTCAAGACTTTCACACAATCCCGAAGAATTACGTACGTGGGTGGGTGATACAAAAGGTTTTTCCATTGCCCACATGAAAGAGTTGATTGTTTCTGTTGAAGTGTTTGAAGTAAGGTATGAAGAAGCATTAGCTCGTCTAAAAAAGATGATGGATGTAAAAGTATCATCAGTTAATAACGATGAATCAAATTTTGGTTTTATGAACAGGTAAAATATGAAAACAGTAGAATATCCAATATGTGATGCGTGTGGAATAGTTTTATTCAAAGTAACATATATGCAGTATCAGTAGACGAGCGGCGTGGGTTGATAGGAAATGGCATTTCCAGATCCATCTGAAGATGGAACAATAATGGCTAATGATATCCAAGAATATTGTTATTGTGTGAAGTGTCTGTATGACATAATCATGGACAGATGGCCGGGTATTAACCTGACTACAATCAGTGAATAAATATATAAAATGCTTGGAGTGAGAGATGAAATTGAGTGATATCTTAGAAGAGAATGAACCTAAAAAAGGAACGTATGCTGGTGTTCGTTATTCACCGGAATCAATCGAAGCTGTTCAAACATTTTTGAAAGAACATTCTATTCCTAATCCAGTTGCAGACGATAAAATTCACACAACATTATTGTATAGTCGTAAATTTTTACCCAATTACGAACCTAAAGGCAAACTAGCTAAGCCAATGCAGGCTAAGTTTCATCAGTATGATGTATGGAAAACGTCACCACAAGATGAAACACAAGAAAAGTGGAACTGTTTAGTTATGAAGTTGAAGTGTCCAGAATTAGAAGCTCTACACAAACAGTATATGGATGAACACAAAGCAACGTATGATTATCCTGTTTATACTCCTCACGTGACACTATCCTATAATATTGGAGATTATGATATCACAAAATTACCCAACTTTACTGCTCCGTTACATATTACTGAAGAGTATGGTGAAGAATTAAATTTGGATTGGGCTAACACGCACGGTACTAAGTAAGAAGTATACTTTGTTTTAAATGCATAAATGACATATTAAATAAAGGAATATTAAATGAGTTCTCATCTTCATGTAATTGCAAACACAAAAGGTTCCGGTGATTGTATAATCGTATATGATACAACATGCGGAGATGTGTTGTTTGAAGGACATTCAGTTGGTCCAAAAGATTTGTTTGAATTACTGGATAATGGTGGTTACGATAAGATTCACTATCATGAAATGACAGATGAACAAATTAAACACTGGAACGACTTTATACGTTAATGACAACACCAATCATATTTTTAGATTTTGATGGACCTTTATTTTCCGCAAGGGCTGAGTTATTACCTGAAAATGATATCAAATATTCTAAAACACCAGAATTAAAAAATATTCTTCATCCGTTCATATCATATTGGAAAATGGATCCAATTGCTGTTGCAATACTAAACAATGTAGTTGATATCGTTAACGCTGAAATCGTTATTTCGTCTTCATGGAGAGAACTTCATACTAAAGATGAGATACAAGCATTGTTTGATGTAAATGGACTAAGTGGACCAATTCATGAAGATTGGTGCACTCCGATTGGTTCAAAATATGATCCTAACGCCATGAGTTATATAGTAACATATAAAAATCGAGCAGAAGAGATCCAAGGTTGGATTAACAAACATCCTGAAGTAACTCAGTGGGTTGCAGTTGATGACGATGAGTCAATTTTAAAGTTTGAAATTAAAAACCGAGTTCTAGTTGAATATGCAGATGGCATAATGTATGATCATTATCTTCATATGTTAAGGACACTAAAATGAAGTTGTTAGGATCTGAAATTGCTTTAAACATAATTGTGGCAGTTGATAAAAATGGAGTGTTTGGAGCTAATGGTGAAATTCCTTGGAAAGATGAACCATTTGCGAAGGACGATTTTAAAAGATTTCAGCAAATAACCAAAGATTCTATATGCATTATGGGATATAAAACGTATTTGGAAATTCTTGAGATGAAGACAGCCAGAGCTCAAACGAATAACACAAGTGTAGATCCCAATGAACCTCTCCTAAAAGGTCGTGAGTGTTATGTTATTACAAACACACCACAACAAAATTCAGGCATGGTTAAGTTTAACTCTGGAATCAGAGAAATTGTTCAAGATCTATCGGATGATGAAATCCGAAAAGTATTCATTTTAGGTGGAGAGAAAGTATTCATAGAAGCTCTACCTTGGACGTCTACTATATACATGACATTAATTGATCGAGAATATTCTGGAGAGAAAATATTTCCTGTAAAATATGTAGAAGAATATTTTAAAATTGTGGAAGGTGACAAAACAGAAGATCTCAAGTTTTTAACTCTTCAACGAATTAAATATTAGGAGAACATACATGATAGAAGAAACGTCATCAATTGTGAATGATCATATTAAATTATTAGAAAGTCAGGTTAAGTCTCAAGAAGAGATGATTAGTCAGCTACAGTCAACAGTAAAATTATTGAACCAAAAAATTATAAATCTAACACGTGAATGGCAAGACTGAAGATAATTAATTATTTTGTTGACATTTTTAGAAGAGTACTATATAAATATATGTAATGGTTGTTAACTTTCTTTTGGAAAGGGTTTCAAGACACGGGTTCGACTCCCGTCCGGTCCACTTAGAGCATTGAACCAGTGTTCTAAGTGGGCCGGTCCAGGCTTCGATTGGGACAATGAGTACTTAAGCAAGCAACTCGGTAGGCGATGACCGTAAATCAAGCAAAAGCAGAAATGCAAACGACTCATATTACGGGGAAACTCGTCTAGCTGCTTAATGCTCTAGTGGGGTGCGAAACGCCTTATTAACCAACGTTTCATAAAGGGGGAACTTCGGTTCCCCTTTTTTATTACACTCATCACATTATATATAGGTTAAGCAAAATCAATTTACACAAGACATGAAACGAACATCTACCAGCGAATTCATACAAAAGTCAGAAAAAATACACCAAGGACGTTATGATTACTCATTGGTAGTTTACATAAAAAATAATCAAAAGGTAAAAATAATTTGTCCTAGCCACGGAATATTCGAACAGACCCCAGTAAATCACTTATCGGGTGGAGGATGTGTCGTTTGTTGGAACCAGAAAAGAAAAAACGATTCAAATTGTCGCAGTTCTAGGGAAGCATTTATAGAAAAAGCTAGTGTGATACATCATGCGGTATATGATTATTCGTTGGTTGAATACACAAACGTACACACAAACGTAAAAATTATATGCAAAATTCATGGAATATTTGAACAAACACCTGGAAACCACCTTTCAAGAAAAACTAAATGCCCTCAATGTTCTTTAAACAATATGACATTAACAGTTGAACAACAAGAAAATGCACGTATGAAATTTATTCAAAAAGCAAACAATGTACATCAACGTAGATATGATTATTCATTGGTTAAATATATTTCATGTTCAAAAAAAGTAAAAATAATTTGTCCTAATCATGGAACATTCGAACAAACCCCAGACAAGCACATTTATGGGAAAAGTCCTACTGGTTGTCCTCAATGTTCGCCTTCAGTATCACGTCCAGAAATAAATTGGTTAAATGTGTTAGGAATTACTTATCGTCAACATAAAATGAAACTGGATAACAAAACCATTACGGTTGATGGTTTTGATCCTTCAACAAACACAGTGTATGAATTTTTAGGAGATTTTTGGCATGGAAATCCTCAAAAATATAAATCAGATGACATCAATCCTAAAAATCATAAAACGTTTGGAGAGTTGTATCAAGCAACCGTAAACCGTAATACACTAATAACAAGTAATGGTTATAGGTTAGTACTTATGTGGGAAAGTGATTGGAATATGCTACCCATTAAGTAACATTTGACATTTATGAGTATAGAGAGTAGAATAACATTCTACAATCAACAGAGGACATTATAATATGAAAAAAAGTCAAAAACTATTTATGAAGTCGGAAGATTATGACACCGAATCAACAGTAAGTATTGTACATCCTCCTGCTTTCCAATATTACTCGAATGTCAATCAAGCAGTTGAACATTGGTTTTATATTAGTTCAGCAATTCGTGATCCTAGTGAATATACAGATATGACGCATACAATCCGATCTGCCAGTCAATATGATACAATTTATATTTGTCTCAATACTCCAGGAGGAAGACTGGATACAGGCATCCAACTAGTCAACGCTATGCGAGCTTCTCAAGCTAGTATCGTTGCTGTACTAGAAGCTGAGGCATCTTCCATGGGAGCTATTCTATTCTTAGCTGCAGATCAACATATTGTTCATGAAAATTGTAGGATGATGTTCCATGATTTTTCTGGAGGTGCAAGTTCAGGAAAGGGTAATGAACAATTCAAAGAATTAACAGCAGCAATCCAATTATATAATAAGTTAATGAAGAATGTCTGCGTTCCGTTCTTGTCTGAAGATGAAGTTGATCGAATTATCAAAGGAGAAGATTTTTGGATGGATTCAGACGAAATTACCAAACGATTGGAGTTGGTGTATAAACAACGAGAAGAACCAGAAATTGAAGTAGGAGAAGTTGTAGTTGAACCTTCTAAAGTAAAGCGTTCGAAGAAAATGAAACCTGCACCAACACCACCGGCTGAAATTCCAGTTGAAGCTGTAGTTGAAGCTAGGCGGCAACGCAAGTAACAGCTAATGAATAATTTTGAGCAAACTATTAGGCAATATATTCCATTACCTAATAAAACATCACCCACAGGATGGTACACTCTTCGTTGTCCAGTTTGTAACGACCATAAGTACAAGAAACGAGGAGGTTGGAGGTTTGATGGAGCAAAAACTTCTTATCACTGTTTTAACTGTTCAATAGCAACAACGTACGATTCTGATACTGGGTTCATTTCCGAAAAGATGCAAACTGTATTAGACAGTTTTGGAGTTCCAGATGACGTTATTAAACGGCTAAAATTTGAAGCATTTAAAAATAGTAAATTAAAAAGTGGTGAAACAACAAAACAAAAACAATGGAAAGAACTTGAATCTTTAACTTTACCAAAATCATTTTATAGAGTAATAAGAGATGAAGATGATGTTTGGAGTCAAATTGCAGAAGAATATTTAAATAGTAGAAATATTGATATTGATGATTATAAATTTTATCTCTCAAAAGGAAAGACTAAAGAAGATAAATTGTGGGATGGGAGACTAATACTTCCTGTATATAAAGACGATAAGTTAATATTTTGGCAAGGTCGAGATTTAACAGACACCAAGAAAACCAAATATCTAAGCACAGAGTTAGTTTCTAAGGGATCCTTAATATATGGGTTTGATAGGTTACACACAGATTATGAACAACCTTTGTTTGTAGTTGAAGGGTTTTTCGATGCATTTCATATTGGGGGTGTAGCAGTGTTTGGAAATGAGATGTCAGAACAGCAAATAGCGTACTTGAATACATCTCAAAGAAAGAAAGTTGTTGTTCCTGATAGAACTGGAGACGGGGGACTATTAGCTCAGCAAGGTATTAAACAGGGTTGGAGTGTATCGGTCTTACCTTTTGATGACTGTAAGGATGTTAATGATGCTATAGTTAAATATGGAAAACTTTTTGTGATCAAAACTTTAGTTGAAAATATAAAAGTTGGATTGGACGCGGAAGTTAGTGTTAGTTTATTATGTGAAAGGAGTAAGAAGCGAAAATGATCACAGAAGCTGAACGAGAACTTATGGATAAATTACTCAAACAGATACTTGAGCGAGCTGAAACACGAGAATACCAAGATAAAGTTCGCAAACGAATTAAAGAAGAAAATGAAAGGTTTGAGCAGTGGGACAAAGATCACAAACCCACATGGGCAGATATGCATAAATCATATGACATATAATAAGGTTATACATGGCTAAAAATCAAGAATATACTGGACAAGATATTGTAGTACTAAGTGACTTTGAACACGTTCGGATGAGAACAAACGTGTACTTAGGAAATCTGGTTAAGACTCCATATCAAGTTCCTGTGTTTCTCAAAGATTCCAATTCTTCATTAAACATACAAACGTTGGAGTTTGTTCCTGCTGTACTTAAAGCTTTTGGAGAAATCCTCGATAACACTGTAGATGAACATACGCAATCTGCTAAGCGTTCGAAATGGATTAAAATTACATCATTAGCGGAAGACGGTAGATACATTATTGAAGATAACGGCCGGGGTGTTCCTATTGATAAACATGAAACGGGAAAGTTTACTCCTGAAGTTGTGTTTGGGTCACTACGGTCAGGGCGAAATTTCAAGGATGATAAAACAGCGGGAGTTATTGGAGCAAATGGAGTCGGAAGTTCATGTGTTGTTGCTTGTAGCGAAAGATTTGAAGTTAAAATCACTCGAGATGGAAAACAATACGATCAACAATTCACAAAAGGGGGATCCGTTGTATCAACCCCATTAATTACAGATCTTAAAAGTAGAGAGACTGGAACGAAAGTTGACTTTACATTAGACAAAACAGTTTTCGGTGATATCACTCTACCCGACGACTTGGTGAGAAATAAGGCTATTGAAGTGGCTTTTAACAATCCAGATATCGTCGTTCATTACAACAAAGAAAAGTTTCAATTTAAAAATGGTTTAGAAGATCTCATTAAACCCATTTCATCAAATTATTTCAAATTTGGTCAGGGTGATTTTGATTTCTTTGTTATATTTGATGTAATTGAGTCGATTGATGAACAAGTATTCACATGGGTCAATAGTTCACTGTTATATGATGGTGGAATATGCAACACTCAATTTGTAAATGCGTTCGTGGACGCTGTGACAGAACAACTCCGAAAAGAAGCAAAAAAACTTGGAGCTGAAGTAACAAAAAATGATATTAGACAAAATCTGTTAATTTTAGGATGTTTAAAGATATCAGATCCAAACTATGACAGTCAATCTAAAACCAGATTAACAGGACCAAATCTACGAAAAGAGTTTACTGATATTATTTCTTTAAACTGGCCCACATTTGTAAAAAAGAACAAAGATTGGTTAAATTTGGTTCTAGAAAAAGCAGCCGAGAGACATCATAAAGATGCGAACGCAAAAGCTATAAAAGAACATAAGAAAGTTTTAAAGAAAAAGGTTCCTGGATTGTTAGATGCAGTTGGTCGTGACCGTAATAAGTGTAGATTGTTCATCACAGAAGGTTTATCTGCAGCAAGCAGCCTCGTTGAGGTTCGGACACCGGAAACAATGGGAAGCTTCCCTCTTGGTGGAAAAATTAACAACGTGTATGGATCTACTGTCGCTCAAGTATTGCAAATGGGAAAACTGACAGATTTATTAGCTGCTATTGGGTTAACTCCTGGGCAGAAAGCTGATAGATCAGAACTACGGTTTGGTGGAGGAGTTGTAATTGCAACTGATTCTGACCCTGATGGATCAGACATCGTCACGACACTATTGTGTTTGTTTTACCAATTCTGGAAAGATTTATTTGGAACAAAGAATAAACCTTATTTTTACAGGTTAATTGCTCCTAACGTAGTTGCTATCAAGGGAACAAAGCGACTTCATTTTTCAACGAGACAGGAATACGAAGCTCAACGAAGCAACCTTAAAGGTTGGACAATTCAATATTATAAGGGTCTTGGAAGTATGGAAAAAGAAGATTGGGAAATGATCATTAACGACGAAAAGTTTTATCTTCCAATAGTATATGATGAACATATGGATGAAGTAATGGAGTTATTATTTGGTAATAATGTAGACGCTCGTAAAGAGTGGTTATCTGGAACTGTTTAATCTAATATTTTGATACAGTTATAGGACTAAAATTACTTATGAAAAATCAAGCAAAAGCAGAAAAAGAAGTTAAATTACTCAAATTAAATTATGATCGTGACAGATCCTATTTAAATGAGCATGATGCAGATGTGGCTGCACGGAGTATTGAATTTTATGACCAACAGTTGGAACTTGGAACATTTTCACCCGAGTATAAAAGCAAATGGTATCGTGGACCTTGGATGGAAACCTCAATGAGATATCAACACAACTCTGTTAGAGGATTCTGTACAGAGATGAGTTCAGTAATTTTGATAAATCTAGCGAATAAGGACGGTGGTCTTTACGCAAAGTTTGATGATCGGAAAACCAAACAGAGAGAGGTAGATGGAACGGATATAATGCTGTGTAACTCAAACTGGCCTTATGATGTTCCTGCTCAAGTAAAAACGATTACCGTAAATAACAACAAGACCACATTCACAGCATACAAACGTTTTTTTGATCCAAAGTACAAAATTGACCGGTTGATTCTTACTGACCCAGAAAATATGTTCTTGATCCATGTAGATTATGTGTCATTTGAACGATATTTTAAAAGAATTTCAAAGGGGTCGTCAGAGGTAGAAATCAACATAGCACACATGTATGACCGTTACCACACACCTGTTAATTACTGTTGGACAATAGATTATGATAAACTCTAAACATCTCAGGGATGCAGCTGACCAGATTGCTGAATCATATAATAAACTTAAACAAAATCCGTTAGATTTAAATCTGGTAATGAAGCACATAGGATTATTATCAGCGACAGTAGACAAAATGTTAAGAGATAATGCACAAGCGTGTGAATCGGAGAGAAAAAATGAGTACTGAATATATGGAGATACGTAAAGTTGCAGAACAGTTGACAGAATATGCTTCTTTAGATGGAACAGAATGGGGTGAAGTAAATCTACTTTTATGTCAAACTGTATCACATCTCGATTATGTAAGTGTCGAGTTACGAGAACTTCTGTATAGTGAAATTAAAACTAATTTACAATATGTACAAAACCATGCTGTAGTTGTAGAAACAGAACAAACATATACTCGCAAAGTTAAAGAACTTGAATGGGTGGATTACTAATGCAACTTAATATAAGAGATCATGTTATTACACAGTTAACAAAAAAAAGCAAAGATATTCCATTTAGTCCTATGGTTAAGATGATTAAACCGTATGAGGATTTCAAATCTTTTGTTAAACATAGCCAACTTGATCTGAATAAAGTTGATCCAAATAAATTAAAATTTTGGAGCGATGTTCATTTTGGACATACAAACATTATTAAATATTGTGATAGGCCTTTTAACTCAGCAGCGGAAATGGATGCTATGCTAATCCAGAACTACGTAGATAATGTCGAAGTAGATGACGTAGTTGTATGGGTTGGTGATGTTAGTTTTTCGAGTCCAACGAAAATCAATCAAGAATATTTACCATCTCTTCCAGGTTATAAGATTTTAATCATGGGAAACCACGATTTTGATAACCACGACAAAAGACCAATTCATTATGATTTTGATGAGATTCATTTGTGTTCTTCAGTAAGGAATTTTGCAATCTCACATCATCCATGGTGGGACATTCCAGATGGTTGGTTTCACATTCATGGACACATTCACAATAAGGTTATATTAAATAGTATCAGACATATTAATGTGAGTGTTGAACAAATTGATTATAAACCAATATCTTTTGCAACAATATTAGAGAGATTGTAAATTTGAACTGATAATATTAGCAGATAAATTTTATCTCAATATTAACGTCTACCCATCAGACGAGCGACTTTATTAAACTCTTTCGTTTCTAACCATCTATTAATTGTTCTTGCTGTAGTATCAAAATGGTGAGCAATTTCTTCTGCAGTGATTTTCTCAACACCATCATTTGTAGCTGATTTAACATACTTATACATCTTTTCGGCAATACCCGCTTGACCACCTTCTTCCGCACGAGCCTTGTTGTTAGAATTTAACCCAGCACTTACGGCCTTCCCAAATCGTTCTTTTTTTTCTTCTGCGGTTTCTGCAGCTTGTTTCCCTGCATAGTTGCTATTAAATTCGTGAGAATCTTTGTGTGCTTTTTCACGATCTTCTAACTTTTTAAGATCTGATTCAGTACTTGACTTAGCTGTTTTTAGTCGGTCCCACTGTTGTTTATATTGAGGGGCAATTCCACTTTGTACATGTGAAGCAGATTTCCTTTGGAGTTCAGCTATATCTTTTTTAATATCCCGAATCTTATTAATTAATCCAGATTTTTCTTTTTCACTATCAAATTCTTTATCCTCACACAAATCTCGTAACTTCATTTGTTGTCTCCTCATATATACTCAAGTATAATATTTATATGATTCTTAAAATAGGAAGACACGATTAACTTGTCTGATATCAGTTTTAGCACAATCACTTTTATTGATAAAGCTAACTATGTACATCAATTCAAGTACACATATGAAAATTGTATATACGATTCAGTGCATACAAAAGTTGTCATAACATGTCCAACTCATGGGGATTTTAAGCAAACACCAGGAAATCATCTGTCTAAGCGTAGTGGTTGTCCTAAGTGTGCAACAGATTACAGAATACAAAAGAACACAAAATCTGTTGAACTGTTTTTACATAACGCGCAGGTGCGTTTTCATAACAAATATGATTATTCTAAGATAAAATACGTGAACACAAAGACAAAGATTGAAATAGTATGTCCAGAACACGGATCTTTTTTTCAGTCTCCGGAGAAGCATATAACATCAAAAATTGGATGTCCAGCATGTGCTTCAAAACACACAGCTAAACTATTAAGTATGTCATTTGAAGAATTTGAAAAAAAGTCTTCTGTTGTACACAACAACAAGTATGATTATTCAATATCTAAAGACAATTTTGGGGATCACGATAAGATTGACATTCAGTGTAACCAGCATGGAATATTTAACCAAACGATCACCAACCACTTGCATGGGAATGGATGCCCACTCTGTGCGAAAGAAAATCAATTTTTAACTCAAGCTGAATTTATAAGTAAGTCTACACAAATTCACGGAAATGTATATGATTACAGACATGTTAATTATGTTAACACAAAAACCCCTGTTATCATATTATGCAGTCACCACGGACGATTTAACCAAATACCACAAATTCATTTGCAAGGAAGTGGGTGTCAACTGTGTAGTCGTTCTGGTTTTTCAAAGAAAGCTATAGGTTGGTTAGATTCAGTATCCAATATAGAACATATTTTTATACAGCATGCTGGGAACGGTGGTGAATTTGTATTACCTGGGAGTAAAAAACGTGTTGACGGGTACTGCAAGGAAACAAACACCGTGTATGAGTTTCATGGAGATTGTTGGCATGGCAACCCAAAAAAATTTAAAGATACTGATCATTGTCATCCATTAAATAAACGTATAACTGCAGGTGAATTGTACACACGAACAGTTGACAAAGACTTATTGATACAACAGTTAGGATTTAACTTAATTATTATGTGGGAATCAGATTACAATGAATGAGAAATCAATAGATAAAAACAGAGCTGTTTCGTCTGATTACATAAAGGATCAACGGCGACAATATTTTTTGTACACAATTAATTTCAGAGCCTTGCCTAGTCTGTCAGATGGACTCAAACCAGCTCAACGCCGAGTTCTGTGGACCGGACGGAATGGAGAAAAGACTAAAACTGCTACACTAGCTGGAGCAACTATGCCTATTCATCCACATGCATCTCCAGATGATGTGATTAGCAACATGGCTGGTCCTTGGTGCAACAACGTTCCTCTGTTTACTGGTATTGGGGCGTTTGGGACAATGTTAGCTCCAAATAGTTATGGTGCATCTAGGTATACATCAGTTAAAGTCTCTGATTTCACAAAGGATGTTGTATTTGCGGATATCGAAATTATACCAATGCAACCCAACTATGATGATACACTGGAAGAACCAAAACACTTTCTTCCTTTGATCCCCATAGTGTTGCTCAATCCAACGTTTGGAATTGCAGGGGGGTTCCAGTGCAACATTCTTCCCTTTGATCTTAGAGATATTATAGAGAATCAAATCAGATTTTTGGAAAAGAAAGAAGTAAAAGAAACACTTCCATATTTTAAACCATTAGATTGTAGAGCATCTCCTGATATAATTGTTGACACAAAAACTGGCAACAAAAAGTATACATTCAATGGAGGGTATCAACAAATAAACGCTTCAGAGATTCGTATTACCAAAATTCCTTACGGAATGGAACACACGAAGTTCACTGATCATTTGGCAAAACTCGAAGAAGAATATAAGATTGTTGGGTTTGACGACTTGTCTAAAGATTCAATTAATATCGTTGTTAAGTTTTCGAGAGGGTTTGTAAACAGAACTACACAACAAGAAATGATAAAGTTGTTGAAGTTATTTAACACCGAAACAGACAATATGAATGTAATTAGCCTCAATGATGATTCCGTGTGTAGTACAAACTTCGTTGATGTTATAGAGCAGTTTACGTTTTGGCGGTTTGGGTTTTATTATAAGCGGTATGAACGTCTAGCTAAGCTATTGGAGAAAGACATTCAGAAACTCAAAGATGTTATACTTGCCATTGAAAAGAATGTAGGTGGAATTGCTGTTAAAACAAAATCAAAAGGTGAACTTGAAGATTATCTGGAATATATCGGTATTGTGAATTTGGAATATATTTCTTCACTACCAGTTTATAGATTTACGGAAGACGAAAAGCAGAAAACACAGAAACGAATTGATGACGCACTGGAACAGCAAAAATATTATCTTGATCTGTTGTCAGATGAAGGGAAAAGAACTAAAATCTACATATCTGAACTTAAAGAAATATTAAAGAAATATGGATAAAGAACTTAAGGGCAAATTAATACAATCAATTAGGGAGGAATACCCTCGTCTGTTTGTTGAAGATGTGGTAGGCGTCTAACCAATGCTCAATATTGATTTGAGTAAGATCGTGGAACGTCCCCATGGAAATCATTCGTAAATAGACATTTTCCGGAACCGATTGACTGGGTCTCGAACACGATAAACTCAACGGAAAACGCACACACAAATCTTGGAGTTAGAATGAAAAATATTGTCACACTGGGAATCATCTTTGGTTTATCAGGTTGTTCGGTGCTAGGTGCTAAATACGATACGAATGAATATGCTGCATTTACGAATATAGCATATTCAGCTGCATTATCGAACCGAAGTTGTAACGATCCATCAACACAATCATCCCAAATTGAACGTCTCAAAGGATCTTCGTTTTTTGCTGTATTGTACACTGAGTATCAACCCAACAACGAAGAAACCTACAAAATTGCTCAAGATATCGATTTAATGGTTGATCAGTTGTCAACTTTGAGTAAAACTGGTAAAATGTCAGAAACCTATTGTCAACTGAAGACTACAGACATTCAACAAGCTGCAGAAACTGCTATGAAAACTACCGCTTATAAGAGGAGTCAATAATGAACATTAATGATATTATTAGTTCAACAGACCCAATTGTCGCAAATTTGGGAAAACGAGCACAAACGATTAAAGAGGCATACACTACAGGTCATATTACCGAAGCAGAGTATGATGATTTGGTTTGTGATTTGACTACTCTTCAAAATATAGAAGATTTGTCTCGACGAGTACACGAAAAAGCATTATTGAATGATGCAATTAAATTTATTACAAACTTTTTAACTAAGAAATGATCTAGGAGATAACATGAAAAATTATAGTGATTCAATAGTAACACCAGAAAAACAAAGTCAAGCAATGACAGAACATCACAACATCTTGATGAATCAATTCAATGCTGCTCTTATCCCAATCTCCCAGAAACTTAATATAGTTCTTGTAATTGGAGTTGCGATTGTATCCATGCTTACCTATATACTCATTCAACTATAAGGAGTCTTCGATCTAAAATGAAACGCACTAATTATGAAGTTCTTCGTTTGGTTAATTATGCAAAAAAAGCAACACCCGAGGAACTAATGGATGATTATGGGATTGAAATTGTTGAAAATAGTAAAGTGTATGATACCATTTATGATACATACTTCAAGAATTTGACCGAATGGGCTGAAGATGTTGTTGGGATAATCGAAGAAGATGTTGGAAACAGAAAAACTAGCAAGTATGAGGATGAGGAGTATTGATATGTCAAGATCTCTTGTAGAGTCTGCTTTATTGCAATGTCTCATGGATGCTCATACTACTATTTTAAATCTAACACTAAATGCTGAGAAGACTAAATCAACAAACATTGCACTACATGAAGCACAAAAAGTGCAGGAATTTTTAATGGATGCTATCAGAGAATATAGAGAATCAGATCATCCATTTTGTTATGGATTGGATGACTGTTCTACAAACATGTTGTCTGTTTGCACATGGTAAGACAGTTGTGGAACTCCTGAAAGTGTCCAAATTTACAACACAAGGACTGATCAAGTCTGATTATTTAAATAATTATCTATCGTATTTTTTATAACCTCCCATTCCTGTTTTAACGAGTGAATATTTCCACACCGTTTTTCAATGATGGGTGTTTCTCCCTCAATCTTGTCATAAACTAGTTTATGATTTTGTCCATCTACACTAACAACTAAAAACTCCAATTGTTTATATTTCTGCATAATATTTCCTTCATAATGATATAAAGTCTCGACCAAGAAGAGATTGTAAGTACTTTTTATCTCGACTTGACATTTCACTACCATAATATTCCAACATTTGTTTTGGACTCATACACTCATCTTGGATTTGATCCATTGGAAAACGGAATGATAAATCATTACACCAACATTTTGAACTTTGTGTACAACAAACTGGTTTTGGTTTTAGTTGAAGTGGTTTCATTTTATACAGCAAATTTTCATCACACATTATAACTCAATCCTCTATTTCATGTTTTTGTGGTGGTTATCTCTAAAATCGCTCTCCCAACACGTAATTAGATTATATCCCATGTTAATTATTGTTTGTTCTCTGGTTACTGTTCGGTCATATAGTTGTTTTGATGTTAAACGTTTGTTAAATGGATGACATAACTCCTCTGGTTTAAATATTTGTGGATTTCCGTGAACTGCGTCTCCGTAAAACTCATATATCGTATTTGTTTCCCTACAGTACCCATCAGCTCTAAATCTTGTTCCGGGAATTTTGAATTCCCCAACATTCCCCGCATGTTCTATATACAAGTTATTGTCAGTTGATTGTATGGTTAACCATCTAATAGACTTCTTTGAAAACCCCTGAGGTTGACATTTTGGACAACCTATACCCCGTAAGTGTACTACTGGAGCTTGTTTAAATACGCCATGCTCATGACATAATATATTGATTTTGTCATGAGTTGACTTATACTCAACATCATCATAAGCATATGTGGTTCCATGTACCATATATGCTTGTGATTTAAATTCTACTAATGATTTTCTCTTATGTTCTGCTTTATATGAGTTTGCACATATCGGACATCCCGATTTTCTAGTGATGTGATTAGTCGGGGTAGATGTAAACCATCCGTGAACAGGACACCCTATAATAACGGGTGTTTTACTGTTTTTATATACAACTTTTGAGTAATCGTATTTTGAATCATGTGTTGCGTTACCTTTATGTATAAACTCCTGAACTGTTGATGTTCGTATTTTTGTTCTAGTATTAACCCCACAACCAGGACACCCATTGCCACGTAAGTGGTCGTTTGGTCGTTGGTTAAAGACACCATGTACGTCACAAACGATCGAAACTTTATCAGCACTTGTTTTATAATTTACCAAACTATAGTTAAATTTATCTCCATGTACCTTTTTAGCTTTTTCAATGAATATCACTGTGTTATGTTTTGATGTCATTATCAGCCACATTTACTATTTGAACACGATAAACATCTACGACAACCTTCTTGAAAAATCAACTGACCACCACACTCTCCACACGTCTCACCTTCTATTTTTTCCCCATCTTTAATGTATGTTGAAAGGAATTTACGAATTTGAAACAAGAATGATCCAACAAAAACGTCATCAACTTTATCTAACACGGCCACAACATTTTTGATAAGAACTCCATGGCGAAGGTTTAAACTGATAGCCCGTGCAATTTTGGTTGGATTATTGTCTACCTCAATTTTCTTTTGTGTGTCTTCAATCCATTTTGTGGGAATACCCTTATCATAAGCAAGATTAATCAATCGTTCAACCGCATCGTGTGTGGTGACAGACTTCTCATAATGATTTGTGTGTACAAAAAAAGCGATTGGACGAGTACCAGAATTATCAAGAATTGTTGTCAAGTACCATTTTTTCCCATCAGCTTTAATAGTAGAAATTGTAGCTGGAGCTTGGTTTGGAACTTTTACATCTTCGATAATAATTTCTTCTTCACTGACATGCTCTGTTGATTCTTCTTTTGCTGACAATACAGTTGACATCGTTCCACTGCGGTATGTAGTTAGTCCTTTAATGAAACCAGTATTGTATGCATTCAAATACAACTCTTTAAACTGATCAAACGAATACTCATTTGGCAAATTAACAGTTTTTGATATTGCAGAATCTATGTATCGTGCAAAACCTACGAGATCTGTTACGTGTTGATCAGCTGAAAGTTGAGTTGTCGTTGATGCCCAGTCTGCAGTTGCATCCCATTCACCCCGTCTCTTGAGCCAACGAACACCATAATCTTCACACAGAACTTCTTTAACAAGTCCACGGTTTTTATCGATCTTGTATGTAATTCCATTGTGTGTACCTTTTAACATCTCTTCATCACCTTCTTTGGTGAATTTAAACATGTCTGTTTCATACCACTCACCTTCATACCATTTAGGGCACACATCACGTATCTCTTCTGGCATTGTGTTGACAATAACAGTTCGGACATATTCAGCCATAAATACAGGTTCAATGCCACCAGACACAATGTTAGACATTATGCTCGAATTACCTGTAGGTTGAATTGACATTAGAGAACTGTTCCGAATTCCAGTTTTGGTCATATCATCGATCACAGATACAGGAAGACCCAAACTCTGAATGAATGGAGATTTAACGTGTAACTCCGGTACACAATACTTAAACATACCTTTCTCTTTCGCTAAATTGACAGAAGCTGTGTATGTTGCTTTTGAGAATATTTGCATTAAATCATTTTGTAATTTAAGAGCTCGTTCAGATGCAAATGGTATTTTTAGCATATACAACGCACTTCCCCACCCCATTAACCCACAACCAATTCGACGTTTGTTTCTCATAGAATCGATGTATTCTGGCAACGGCGCTGATGAATATTCGTTAACATTATCAAGAAAACGGACCATATATTCTGCATGTTTTTCTATTTGATCAAAATCAAATCCTGTATGATCTTTGTTAATAAACTGTGTTAAGTTCAACGACGACAAACAACAGATGTTACCCGGAGCAAGTACTTGTTCACCGCAGTTTCCTGTATAACACCACTCTGTTGGAAATACATGTTGATTGTGATATACACTAATGTCCCACACTTTACTAGTACCACATGGAACGACAGAGCTTACTTCTAAGTAACTGTTCGATATGTGAGATCTGGTTTTATTGGAAACAAAATTGACAACATCTTCCAACTTAGAACTTTTACTTGGGTGTGAAATGTTAAACACATTAAAAAAGTTAATTATGGCACTTCCATTAATTGCAACATCCCATCTTTCATATTCACGATCATGCGTTTTTCCATTAGGAAACGATACTTGAGAATTTGACAGCGTTCGAGACTGTAAACTAACGGGAACTCCAGCAAACCCTAATAGTTTTCCAAAATTCTTTGCTAGGTTTGATCCTGATGTGGTTAGTGTAATTCGCTGGTTTTTGTCATCAAACAACACACACCCATCTGCACTTAGTAGTCCATCCACAAATCCCTGGATGTAGAGATCATTACTACACCACACACTTGATGGAATATCTTTTTCACCAGGAATCATCCCATACTTCGTAAGCAAGTTGTTTACAAATTCTTGATCAGCCCACTGGATGTACAATTCACCTTCTCTTTCACAGATTGTTGATGGATTAGACTTTAAAGAATTTACAATGCTTAACACACGTTCAGCCATTTCACGCTCGTGTATCCCAAACGTAATCCCAACATCATATTCGTTGTTTGTGGGATCGTCTTTGTATTTCTTATCAAACCAACCATCACCAACCATATAACCCATTAAAAATCCTTCATCGTGGGTTAGCGACATATCACCATATATTCCTATATTTTCATTTCGGTTTAATGGGATAAGGTCTCCAGGTTTAAGATCAGACGCATCTACTTTATACAATCGGTTCATTCGTTCATCATACACAGGCCACCGATGTTGTTTTGTTGATTTTACTGATTTGTTTACACCAAATGTAATTTCTAATAGTTCCTCGTTTTCACCAGACATTCTACACTCAGCCTCTGCCCATACACCATCAAGAGATTTGACCTCAAACTTTAACCCCTCTAACTGTTCTATTGGAACAATCTTGTTTTTTGTGTGAACTAGTGTTCCTGCAGGCATCGATGGATTAGTTGCCATTATATGTTCACCATATGATAACGGATTAAAGTTATTTGCCCGATCTAAAAACAATACTCCAGGTTCCGCACGTTGGTATGTAGAATCCATAATTAAATTCCATAACCAAGTTGCGGATATAACAGCATGAACTATGATTGGATGACCCAAACTTTTCCATCGTTGAATGTTTCCATCCCAATCAGTTTTATAATTAATGTGTGTGGTATCTGGAAAAACTAATTCCCATTGATTCAACTGATCTTTTTCTTGCTGTAGATCACTTATTAGTTGTTTGTTTGATTCAGTTAACTCATCAGTTTGTAATAATATAGTTTCAATTTGGTTGATTCGCCCAATTCTGTACATAAAATCATCAGTACAATTGACAGAGATATTAAACTTTGTTAGACGACCGGCTTGTTGTTTTGCTGTAATAAATTCGACAATGTCTGGATGCCACACATCTAGAACAGACATCATAGCACCTTTTCGGATCTTGCCTTTGGCCTTTTTGTTTACTGAAGTTCTTCCAGATCCTGCAGTAATAATTTCAGATGATTTATCAAACAATTCCATGTATTTAACAGCGCCTGGTGTCTCAACCCCTACTCCAGCAATAAATGAACCTCTGGGGCGGATATATGAAAAGTTTTCTCCCCATCCACCTTCTGATTTTAAAGTAAATGCTTGCCCTTGCAGATTTTTTAAAATTCCATCTAAAGAGTCAATATCAAACTGTGCTCTTGGGGCAACGAAACAGTTTGCAAGTGTTGTTCCCTTCCATTCTGTTCCAGCATTTGACATAATTCTGCCACCTGGAACAACTTTAAAATTGGATAGCATGTTATAAAATATATTTTCCCATTCATGTTTCAGTGTATCCGTGGTTTCTACGCTGGAAATAGCCTTTGCAACTCTACGTAATGTATCATCTATTGTTTTATCTTTGTGATCTTTATATGTCGTTCTCCAAACTTCTTCGGAAAAAGAATCCTCAAATATTGTACTGGGTGTGTTAAGCATTAGTTATTCTCCTGTTGTTATAATTTTATTATCTGCTCTGTATATATTTCATGTTTTTTGAGATATTCCAAACCCTCATTGTTATTGGTTCTAGAGGTTTCACAATAATATACTTCACTAACTTTGTTCTTTACAATCTGTTCTGCACATCGTATACAAGGCTGCTTCGTGATGAACATAGAGGCACCTGCTACTGATTGGTACCTTTGTTTAATTTTGTTCAATGCATTAGCTTCTGCATGGGATACATTTGGTTTTGTGTTTCCGTATTCATCTTCACAGCAATTGTTTTCTCCAGCTGGGGTACCATTGAAACCATATGAAAGGATAGAATCATCCAACACAATAGTACAACCAACTTTTCGTTTATTGCAGTGAGATAGAGATGCATACACAAAGGCGGCTGCCATGTGTGCTTTTTTGTATCGTTCTTTCATGTTATATTTTTATTGGTAGGTGCTATTTATTATCTATTTTTTGTTTTTTGTAAGTTGTTGTTTTTTGTGTTTTAGTTATAAAACTGAGATACTATTATCTCAAATATGACAAAATTTAACAACAGAAAAAAGTTGTTGACATAAAAGCAGAACATGAGGAGAATAGACTCATGGTTAAGTAACCATACCAAGCCCCTCTAACGATAGAGGATTTTAAAAACCTTTAAAAAGGGTTAAAAATGTCTGAAAATATTACACATGGTGTATCCAAGACGATTGATTATCTCAATCGTGCATTCCAAGAGGTCACGCGTGGTCTTCCACTTGCCCAACGTATTTTGTGGGAAAATCCAACGGACCGTGAAGTAGAAGGTCTACAACATTACAAGTGGCAAAAGGACTTTGCTTATATGATGGATGACATCCAGCGTGGTGCTCCATATATTGTACCAAAGATGGTTGCGGATTGTAACAAGTTGATTGAAAGTATTAAGGTAGTACGTCAAGCAGTTAAGTAACACAAAAGGGTCAGAGCAATCTGGCCCGTTTCTTATGATAAATAGAAGCAAATTATTGATTATAAGATGAAAATTCAAGAAATATTCAAAACAAATGACCAGACGTTGTTAAGTTATAACCAAAAAAGGTTATTACAGTCTTCGTGTAATCATTTTATTAATAGTACCAACACACCTCTCCTTAAAAACATATTGGGAAAAGATGAAACTTTTATAAAAAGCAAGGTTAGGTTTCACAAAAGACATAACGATTTGATTTCTGCTTTTAATGAAGCTCTCTCAGAGAAGTACCAAATATCAAACATTCACCAACGTGCAATATTTGCAAATGGTCCAGCATCATTTGTTCCCAACGAAGAAAGTTGCACATATTACATTTTTCCAATAAACGGTTACAAATTTTTATACAATAAACAAGTACAAAATTGTAATCAACAGTTTAAAAATACCTTTGAAGTTTTGTTACGTGAATTCAACGAAGACAATCAACAAGCTACTGAAATAATCAAAGAAATTTTATCATCAACATATGTTTCGGAAAACCTAGAACAAGGCATCGTTGAAGGTAGTGAAATATTAATATATAATATTCCGTATTATTACGCAATCAGTGCTTCGGACTTTCCATCTTATCAAGCGTTGTTGAATGTTCTCCAGGATAAAAAATGTCAGACGTGAATGATAGTAACGAATCTTTTGTATATCACTGTTTCGGTTTAGGGGAAACCATTCATGCAATTATTAGAAAATATAATGATCACGGAATGGGGACTGTAAAGTTACAACAATTAGTACAGAAATATAACACACTCAACGACAATAACGTTCCACATCTTGGAGATAGAGTTAAGATTCCAATTTCAGGGGAAACCAGTGATTGATTTATACTATTTGTACAACAAAGTCCAGTTAATAACTCTGGGTCACCCAAAAGTTGTAGAATGGACCGTCAACATATGTTTATTGATAGCCACCGTGTCCATGCTCAGTCCACAAATTGCAGCACAGGCAGCCTTCCCCTGGATATTGTTTGTCATAGGGAATATTGTTTGAACCATTGATGTCTTTTCACATAAACGATACTCTTGGGTGTTGCTGGGAAGTTTTTTGCTGTGTATGATGTACTAATTTTATTTGTAAGAATTATACAAGATGATACCTTATATTGGGTTCGTCCTTTTGTAAATTAATTAAACCATTATTTGATATAGGAGAAGAATGATATGGATACTATTGGACTTAAATTAGTTAGTGGAGAAGAAATAATCGCTCGGTTGATAAGTACTGACTCACATAAATATGTTGTTGAAAGACCACGGTCGTTAGTTCCTCGGCAAATCGGGAATCAATTTACGATTGGTTTGATTCCATGGATCATCAGTGCTGAAGAAACAGCATCTTTTGAGATTGACAAAGATAAAGTTGTCGCAACTTTTGTACCAATGGGTGATGTGGAAAAAGAATTCCTGCAACAAACTTCTGGAATTCAACTTGTAACGGGATAACAGATGGCTATTGTAGTATATAATTGTGACACATGTAAAAGAGAAATACAACTTGTCCAGAATGTAAGTGGATTGGAAGTAATGTCTCGTTGCATCATCACGGATGGTTGTAAGGGGAATCTCATTTCTCAGAAGGTCCTAACCTCTTACTCAAGTGGAGAAGTTCCAGCCCCTTCTTTGAAGGGGCTACAGGATTGGGTACAACGAAAAATATACTACAAATTTAATCAGCAAATTCCACTCAGATTGTGGAAGATAAAACACAATCTGGGGACAAATCCTGTACTTCAAATATATAAACCGGATGGGCGGACAGTATATACTGATTTGGATATCGTATCAACTAAGTTCGTAGATCCATTCAGTGTTGAAATTCTATTCAGAGATCCATGTGCTGGAATTATTGAATGTTTTGCATTATCACCGGCCTCAACACAAAGCATTGAGACTAAAGTTGTGCAGTTACAAAATCAAACCACAACTTTGAATGATGTTACAGGTGGCAATATTTTAACATTGGCTGTTCCTCCAGCTATTTCAACCAAAGATATCAAAATTTGGTTCATTTCACCAAACACAAACCAGATTAGTCTTTCAAGTAACCTTTTGTTTACAACAAAGACCTCATCTACATCTCCATGGTTTTCACAGCTACAATCAGGTTTAAATAACGACCAAGTGTTTTTCTTTGGGAAGACATGGAATGTGGTAACTGCCAGAGTAGATGATATAATTTTGGCAGCAGGATCACCTGTAGCAGACTACTCCCCATTCTTCTTTTCGAGTAAAAAATCTTTTTCTATAATTGGAATTGATATTAATTTGAAGACAATTACAGTAAATGGATTATTCGATGACACCATATTACCAACTCGAATAATTAATACGAAGAATTTAGTAACGGAAACTACACAAACGTTTACCATTGTTAAGGTGACGACACAAACATCTTCATCGTCAATTACCTCTACAATAACTGTTAAAGAGTCTCAGTTAATTATAGATCCATCCAATAGCGTAGTTGAAGCAGATTATCCAATAACATCTCCTGAAGTTGCCATTTTGTTAACTAAATCACCATACACGTCGACCGATCGTGATCTTAACAATATTATTAATTTAAAGAACTTATCATATAGCAACATAACACAGTCTCTTAATCAAGGTGATATTGTAACCCAACAGAGAGGTGGTCAGCTTCACATTGAATCTTCCTTGATACAATTCGTATATCCCCCTATTGTTGTGAGCTCTAATCAATAATTTTGTTGTATAATAACAAAAATTAATAGGAATTTATATGGAATTGGAAAATCCACAAAAACAAAAATTATTGATTGAGTATTTAATCTCATCGGTTGATGTGTTTAGTCTATGTCAACCAATACTACAGGTAAAATACTTTGATATAACACTGGAAAAAACAGTTAAGTTTTTATTAGATTATTATAATCAATACAGAGCAATTCCGTCGATCAGTCAAATTAAAGCAGAGACTGGGTTACAACTAACAACACACGAACTAACTCGAGATCAGACAGAGTACTGTATCAAAGAGACAGAACTGTTTTGTCGAAGATCAGCAATCAAAAAATCGATTCTTGATTCTGTAACTCTATACGAAGATGAAGACTATGGGCAGATTGAATCTAATCTAAAAAATGCGATTGCTACATCCGTTCACAAACGAGCTGGTGTTGGCTTGTTTGAAGACATAGATGAAATTTTGTTAAAATTAGAACAACAACCTGCTTTGCCATCTGGTTATACTGAATTTGATGAGGTGTTAGGAGGTGGTTTACGTAGGAAAGAACTGTTACTACTATCAGCAAACTCTGGTGGTGGTAAGTCAATTGTTATGGCTAATTTTGCATTAAATTATTTGCTATCTGATCTACACATCCTATATCTGAGCTTTGAACTTCCTGTTGAAATGATCTCAAAGAGGTACCTTAGTATGGTAACAGGGATTGGGCAAAGAGATATAATAGACAGGTCTTCAGAGATCAGTACTATAATGAAACAAGCACAGACAAAGACTGCAAATGACTTGATAATAGAACGATTGCCTGCAGGGACAACTCCTAACCAAGTTAGAGCTTTTCTGAAAGAGTTTGAGTTGAGAAGAAAGTATGTTCCTGACCTTATAGTGTTTGATTACATCGATCTAATGAGTCCAAATGAAAAGGTTTCAGCAGATAATGTATTTGAAAAGGACAAAAGAGTAACTGAACAAGTGTGTGAAATTCTTGTTGATTATGATATGATTGGAATTACAGCATCTCAACAGAATAGATCTGCAGTTACTACGAACGAATTAAACCACAGCCATATTGCTGGTGGAATAAGTAAGATTAATACAACGGATATATACGTTTCTATCGTATTTAATGATATGATGCGAGCTGCTGGTGAAATACATTTTGAATTTCTAAAAACTAGATCTAGTGATGGTGTTGGAAAGCGGGTAGAGTTAGCTTGGAATTCAAAGACTTTGCGGGTTGAAAATCCTAAGAATACTTCAGGACCCTTGACATTTTCAGGCAAAAAAACGTATAATAATTCTGCAGTAAATAAACAGTCTTCACCAGAAGAAAAACATATTACTAATTTACGAAACTTAATTGACATTTAAAAGGAGAAAACTATGGCAATTGAAACATTGAACATCGATGGAAAAGAATTAAAGGTAGCAGATCTTACACCAGAAATTCAACGACTTGTGGCAGTATATGATATCACAAGCACAAAGCGTGTAGAAGTTGAAAATGATCACATCCAGCTTTCTGCTGCAATTCGTCAACTATCTTCTGACATTTCAACAGCGGTTCAGAAGTACTTCGAATCACAAACTGCTGAGAGTGAAGCACCTGCAGACACTTCAGCTGAATCTGCTGAAACAGTTGAATAATCGGAACAAATATGATTCGCGCATACCATCCAATTGATATCAAGTATGAAAAAGATTCCGGGGAAGTGTCTACGCGGACAATTATACCAACAACAAATGTTCCGCACAATGTAAAGGCAGTTGATATTTCCAGTTTATCAGAAGATGAACAACTCCATATGATTGCTTTATTTGAAGCGTATGATGAATACACTTCAAATCATATGAAAAAAATGTTTGATTTTCAGAACTGGGTAGAACACACAACAGGAGAGGGTGTGGGTAGTAACAATAGTGGAAGTCCTTTATCATGGAGAACTTTCAAATTGAGTAATACTACGATCTTGTAGTTCTAAATAGCCATATTAAGACATATAGGGAAGGTTTTTAAAACCTTCCCTTTCTTTTTATAAATACATAAAAACTATTAGTAAAAGGCGAATGGTACATGAAAAATCTTCGTAATCTTCTTAGAGAGACTGCTGCAGCTGGTTCCACAGGAGCTGGAAGTATTGCTGGGAGTCGAGGTTTATTGTTTGGGGGGAAACCTGCAAAACGTGTAAACAATTCCAACACGATTAAGGTTCAGAGAATAAAATTTCACAATGATTCTAGAGGACTGAGTGAGAGTTTGTTGAAACAATTTTTGGATGAAAAGGAAGATGGAAATTTTAAAAATATTGATATTCTATCAAAATTGAAGGCAGCTCAGGCAAACTTTGATTTTGGCAAAGATTCTACCGCTTTTGGTTTAGAAGATGAAGAAGGCAACACAGTAAAAATTTATGTAAGATATGATCAAGCTGAACAATTCGAGAGAACATTGTCAGAAATTTTACACGATTCATCTGAAGAAAAACAAGAAATCCCTGAAATTATTTTTAATCTTAAAGATAAATTTGATATTGTACATGTTGACTGGGGACGTATAGAAGAGGATGAAGAAGAAACACAAGGCCCTGACCAGGAGGGTGGTCAACCATCACTCGATCAAACCGCCGACAGTTCTGGAGAACAGTTGGATTTGGATCAGAGCACAGATGGTGCTGATGATAGTACCAGTGAAGATTCTGAAGATACCGATTCTGGTGATGAATCTTCAATCCTAGATAAAGTAATTTCAATGCTGAAGGCTGATGCAGACGCACGAACAGCAGAAGCAAAAGCAAAAGAAGCTGAATACAACTCAAAGGAAGCTGAGTATGCTGCCAAAGCAGCAGAAGAGAAGATTAAAGGTGAAGAAGAAGTTTTAGATATGGAAACATATTTCAAACAACAAAATGATGAGAAAAAAGAAGCTACTAAGTTAGCAAAATTGGCTCGGTTCCGTCATGAAAAAGCTCTTGAACAACGAGGGCAAGAAACTGATGATGAAATGGACACAGATGAACTATAAACTAACTTTCAAACAATTTTTAATGGGGGAAGATGGAGCTCCAACAGCTCCAACAGCTCCAACACCACAATCAACTTCTGATTCAAGTAACGTTGCTCAAATTAATCAACAATTAAGCCAAGTGCAACAACAGATCAACGTTGTGCAGAAGCGGATTAGTCAATTACAACCTGCAGCACAAGGGCCTAATCAGCAAGCAAACACTGCAAATGCTGCTCAACTAGCTTCTTTAACAAACAGCCTGAAGGGGTTTCAACAAAGACAACAACAGTTACAAGCTAGCCTGGCTGCAGCACAATCTCAACAAAACAATCAACAAAACAATCAACAAAATAATCAACAAAATAATCAACAACAAAGTCAGACAAATACTGGAAATGGACAAACCTCAAATGGTGTTGGCTGATCAATGACTTTTCAACACGTACACATTCCAAAGTTCGAAGAAATGTCAACAAAGACCATTGACGGTCGTCGTTGGTATAAAACTCCGGAAGGTAATTATTATCCTTCAATCACTTCCGTGCTTGGAGCTAAAGAAAAACCGCATTTGGATCAATGGAGGAAGATGTTGGGAAACGAAAACGCTGACAAAGAAACCGCTCGGTGTGCTGATCGTGGAACAGCTATCCATCTTATGGCAGAAAAGTATTTGAACAATGAAGAAGGGTTTACCACAGACCAGCCAATAGAATATATTAAATTGTTCAATCAGCTTAAACTTGCTTTAAAACGTATCAACAACATCCGCATTCAAGAAATCCCTCTCTACAGTGACACTTTGATGGTTGCTGGAAGAGTTGATTGCATCGCGGAGTTTGATGGAGTTCTGTCGGTAATAGATTTTAAAACTTCAAATAACAACAAAACTGACAGTATGATTGAAGATTATTTTCTACAAGAAACATTCTATGCTCTTGCATATTACGAATTATATAAAGAGCATGTTAAACAAATCGTCACACTTATAACGGTGGAAAAGGGTATTGTTCCGCTTGTGTTCAAAAAAGACACAACTCCGTTTATCAACACTCTAGCTGATCGTATAGAAGAGTTCTACCAAAAACACGTTTAATTTGTTACCTTTTGTGCTTTAACAGGCAGTTTTAGTTTTTGATAAATAACTAAAACTTGAGGTTAAGCAATATGAATAATTTTGATTCAATAGACCAACTAAACAACACGTTCACAAAACAAGAACTACATCATATTCCTTCAGAGATTGTGATAGGTGAAATTCCGTTTGTCAAACGTGAAAGTCTTATCCCTACTAATATGGATGAACTGTTTGGTAGCAAAAAACTAGCTGTGTTGTATAGCGCCAAAGCTAACTCCTCTGATAAACGTCTCATCCTGGTTTGGAAGATGACTCGTGGTCTCACAATATCCCCCCTCGTTGCAAAGCTTATCAGTAAATATCGAACTGATGATCGAACTGTGAATGAGGCTACAAAAACTAAAGTAGACAAAGAACCAGAACCTGTTATTGGAGCTCACATAGAAGTAGTGTTAAACTCTTTTAACAACAGCAAACCTATCAGAGGCAAGGTTGATACAGGAGCTACCGTTTGTTCTTTGGATGCATCGAATATCAACGTGAGGAAAGATCCATACGACTCAGAACAACATATTGTGGATTTTACATTTGAAGGCACAAAGTATTCCGTAGGTTTAGCTGAATTCCAATCTGTACAATCAGCGTCTGGGGGAATGGAAAACCGACCTGTTGTAAGTTTTACTGTTAAATGTGAAGGGAAAACAATTCCTAATGTGCTATTTAATTTGAATGATCGTAGTGGTATGGAGGACAAGATATTGGTTGGAATGAATTTATTGAATGCATTAGGAATTAAGATTGATCCTAAAAAAGAATCATTCGAAGATACGAGCCATATAATTGAAGAAGATGAAATTGGAGATATGGAATACATAATGGAACAAATTGATGAAATCGATGAAGAAGAGATATACCAAACTCAGAAACACGAACAGTATGAAAAATTAAGTTCTTTGTATGAATATCTTTTGCAACAAAATATCCCTATGTCAGAATTATTACACTTTGTAAAAGAACACACAATAACAATTATAGAAAAAATGGAGTCATAATTATATGAGAGCTGTAAACAAATCCCCTTTCCTTGTTTTTCAGAATTTTATATCCCCTTTATTATGTGAAAGCATTATTGAGACATCAAACTTCACAGTACCAGATCTTGATAAAAAGGGGAAGCCAGTGAAGACTGTTCGAAGAAACGAAGAAGCAGAAGACATTATTTTTGAACGAATTCAAAATATCATTCCTCAAATCGAATCTCACTATGGGTCAAAGTATAAAGGAACAGAGAAACCAATTCTTGTAGAATGGTTTGATCAAGAGTCTGTAGGTGTGCTGGGATGTGAAAACAGTTCCTTCTTACGCTCTAAATGGGTTAGAACAAAGGATCGTGAATTTACTGGAATACTGTTTTTGACGGATTATCAAGAAGATACACCATTTGATTCTGATTTTGAAGTATATGGTGGGAAATTAGAATTTCCACAATGGAATTTTGGTTTCAACCCTCAGAGAGGAACGTTAATCATATTTCCGAGTGGTCCACATTTCATAAATGCGAATGCTAGTGTACACTATGGAGAATTACATCAAGTGAGATTCCACATCTCAGCTCAGACACCGTTTATGTTTGATATTAGTAACTTTCCTGGGGATATAGATTCCTGGTTTAAAGATATTAAATAATTATGAACAGACGTGAATATTCTGATGCTTTTCAAAATCCAAACTATCTTGGGGTAACAGTTGGCACTGTTGTAGATACAAACGACCCACAACAGTGCGGACGTCTTAAAGTTTTATGTCCAAGCTATGGGGACCATCCAAGTATAGATGTGGGAGATCTTCCGTGGGCAATTTATTCTTCTCCATTTGGTGGAACGGTGAATAATGAGTATATAAAACGAGGAACAGATCAAAAAGAGTCATCTGGTCCTGTTGGATACGGGTTCTGGAATATTCCAAAGTTGGGGTCATCAGTATTGGTGACATGTATTGATGGAAATGCAATGTCGAGGGTTTGGGTAGGTTGCTTACACACAGAACGATTGAGCCACACTCTTCCACACGGAAGATTCATAATTGGGGAGGGAGGGGAGCCAGATGGACCTCTTGACTCATTTGAAGAACCCATTCAACCTTTATATGATAATCAAACGAATGTGTTTGGAACTAGAAAAGGAAACTACGAATGGAGAACAAGGGGTGCAGATTACTCATTATCTTCTACTTCTCCAGGTTTTTATGTTCAGGATGGAATCAATGAAAAAGCTGATGACTTAGATGTGACACTAACATCAGCTGATGGGAAATCTGTTAATATAAGACAAGGGTATGCATTGAGTCAGGTGGAACCGTTACTAGAATCTAAAACAACGGGAAAAAATTATGACTCTCAAGTGTATTCATGGACAACTCCTGGGTTTCACGCTATTTCGATGGATGATAGAAAGGAAAACTGCAGGATTCGTGTAAGAACAACTGGAGGACATCAGATCATTTTAGATGATACGAATGAAAGAATTTATATAAGCACGGCAAATGGGGCAAACTGGTTGGAGATGGATGAAGATGGAAACATTGATGTGTATTCTTCTAAAAAAATAAACATGCATACAGAAGGAGATATAAATTTTACATCAAATAAAACAATACGTATGTTTGCTGATGAAGCGATTCACATGTATACCAAAGATGTGCGTATTCAGACGATAAATGATTTTCATGTCCGTACTGGAAAATCTTTAAAATTACACTCAGCTAGCACAATGATGTTACAATCCGATCAAACTTATCACTTAGACGTGTCATCGAGTATAATGATAACTACAGGGAAAACACTGAATCTCAAAGCAAGTGGGCAGATTCTGGAACAAGGTTCACAAATTCACTTTAATGGACCTGTTCCTGCATCAGCAGCTCCTGCGAATGAGGAGCCTGCAAAGTGGACGAATAGAATTCCTACTCATGAACCATACGCTAGAGGGACAACAGCATCTGATTTTTCTCACGCTCCTAAATACAGTTACGATGACCCAACAGTGGGAAGTGAAGATAAAACTAGAGGACCTCATTGGAGACGGTGACGTTTTAATATAAATATTTTATCTTATTGGATTTTAGATCATGGCTCTATATAAAGGTTTTACGACAAAAACTTACGGAAAATGTGTCGGAACAAAAGCAACTAATACAGGATTTTCTTTAACCGACATAGACCTCGTAAAACAAGATTTGATAAACAATATCTTCACCCTTAGGGGGGAACGAGTGATGCAGCCGACATTTGGGACAACTATTCCAAATCTTCTGTTTGAACCGTTGGATGAAATTACAGTATCATTAGTTGAAGAACAATTATTACAAGTGATAAGAAACGATCCTAGGGTACACCTACTCAATCTTTCAATGAATGTAGATCAAGATAACCATATTGTAGCTGCAAACATTTTGTTGCAGTACGTAGAATTGAATATGGTTGATGGTTTTGAGCTCAACATTCAATTCGAATGATTACTTTTGTGATGGAAGATTATAAACCCAGACTGAATTACCACAATCCCATATTCGCTCATATTTGTTGAGTTTCATGTTTTGATATTCCGTAAGCAGTGGGTCAAACGTTTTTAATATTTTTGACAATTTGTGTTTTTGAAATTGTATTCTAGAATACGTTATATAATTACCTTTTTCTTGGTTAAAGTAAAAATAATTAGGAGCAGAGTTGTGTGACAAAACAAATCCTAATTGTTTATACATATTCCCAGTATTCCATCGTTTATCTGAGTATGTTACAATTGATGCATTGTTATATTTCCGTACGAAATACTTGAACAATTTAGATGGACCTCCAACAACTGTAGTATAAAGTTCAGAACAATATCGGAGTAACTCAAATGAAGTCTTTTTCGTGTATCTTGCTTTTGAAAAAGACATACATGCTACCAATGTTTCGTTATAGAATAATCCTATAGTTAGGAATGCTGATTTGCAACTTCCTTGTATATGTGTGCGTTCAAAAAAATCATTTCCTACCTGAGATGTAATTTCTCTCACTACACACTTTCTTGCGAATATCTTAGTATTAAAACCGAGCAGTGAAGATAGTCGTGATTTGATTTTTTCTGCAGACTTTAAATATTCGTGTTCAAATATGTGAATCAAACGAATTCCTTGTGTTTCACATTGTTGTGTTTTGTGTAAATGGTATAATGGTTCTTTGTAATGTTGACTGTGCCAGTATAAACCATCACACTCTATTGCTAGATTATAACTTGGAATGTATATGTCCAACTCTTGTGGGGATATAATATTTCTACTTTTTTCACAATACACTCCTAACGATTGAACATATTCTCGTATTAAATTTTCAAACGATGAACTATGGTCTTGTGTTGGAATTTCCAGATGATCCAAAATCTTCGAAATATATGCTTGACTTACACCCAATTTTTCTGCTACCACAAAAGTGCTTTTGTACTGTTCATATAACTCAATCATTTGTTCCTTATTAGAAAGAATGTTTCTTGTTATATCATTAATTTTAGATCTGTTATAATTAGTGTCACCATATCTGTCAATCATAGTTAAATCACGTTTAATTTTTACATTTTTATCTTGATATGCATACTCAACACCCCGTTTTAATAAATTAGTTTGTCTACGTCTGGTGTCTGAATCTGAAATGCAAGCAGGACAATTAGGACTACAGAATTCGTTGAATGCTCTTTGTGTGGTAGTATTCCAACCTAGTTTACCCCCACATTTACATGTGGGTGCTTCTGTTGTATTATTTTTAATATAATACAATCGTTCACGTAATGTGCTCGTTTGAGGCAAGAATTGTGTTTTTGTCTGTATATGCTCCCAAATCTCAGCATCACTTTTACTTCTTGCAGATATGATTTTTCTTGTATCATCAACGACATCACACCATTTAACAACATCATCTATAGTTTTGATATTTAGATATTGTCTAAGACGTTTGGATAGTGTACTAACATATATTCCATTATTAGCAGCAACTTCAGTTATGGAAGCTGTTGTATTCAATATTGTTTGGATCATTTCTTCAGTATTTGTTATCAATTTGATTCACTATTGTGTATTACATGTATTTATACTGAGTCGTCAGAGTTTGTAAGTATCAACTGTTGTTGGGGTTGATGATAAATAAGTAAAAATAAAGTGGAACACATATATGAGCGGAAGAATAATATCAGTAGCTGAAAGTTGGCAAGCCGTTTATCAAGCCTATCAAAATGTAAATTTTACTGCGTTTGATTACCAAACAATTAAACAGAGTTTAATTGATTACATCAAGTTATACTTTCCAGAAAATTTTAACGATTTCATAGAATCATCTGAATTCATTGCTTTAATAGAATTATTTGCTTATCTCGGTGAGTTGATGGCGTATCGCGTTGATATGATGACTCATGAGAATTTTTTACCAACTGCTCAGAGAAAACAGTCTGTTCTTAGATTAGCAAAGTTAATCGCTTATAATGCTTCTAGAAATATCCCTGCTCGTGGAATGGTTAAAATTACATCAGTATCTACCACAGAAACTGTATACGACTCGAATGGAACTAACCTAGCGGGGAGGAAAATAAATTGGAACGATCCTTCCAACAGTAATTGGAAAGATCAATTTATTCTTGTAATGGACAGAGCTTTATCACAACCATTTGGAAGCGTGTTCCCTGCCGATCGCGTTCAAGTACAAAATGTGTTATTTGAATTATATTCTATGGAAAATGTTCCATTTAACCCTAACGTGATCCCATATTCGGTATCAGTTTCGGGACAGAATTATAACATGGAACTTGTTTCCGCCGCATTGAACGATAATGGTCCATACGAAAAACGACCTGAAATCAATGTTCCAATGAATATTTTATATGGCTCAGATGGTTTAGGAGATAGTTCATCCGGGACTGGCTTTTTCTTTTATACAAAACAAGGAAAACTGAATTTAATCTCTCAAACATTTGATGGTGTGACTCCTAACCAAACATTTGATATTGGTGTTACAAATATCAACCAAACAGACGTTTGGGTTAATAATGTTAGTTCGGATACGCTTCAAATCATTACTGGCTCTGTTTCTTCAGGATCACCATTAATACAATCAAATCGTAGTGGTGAATGGGTTCCAGTAGATTTAGCTCAAGCTCAAAACATTATATACAACACGAATATAATAAGAAATAAATATGAGATTGAAACTCTGAATAATGATGATGTGTTGTTTATATTTGGAGACGGAGAATTTGCAACTATCCCCAATGGGTTATTCCATTTTTGGGTTAGAACATCAGCCAACCTCGATTTGGTTATCCCACAAAGTGCAATTAATAACATACCATCCAGTTTGACATATATCGACGTGAATGGAAACGGTCAAACTCTTTCTTTTACATTCTCAGCAACAACTACTTTTCAGAATGCTGCTCCGTCTGAAGATATAGAACACATTCGCAGAATGGCTCCATCTGTATATTATACACAAGATCGGATGGTTAATGGAAATGACTATAACTCATTCATGCTTCAAGATCAAACAATTTTAAAAATTGTTTCGTTTAACAGAACATTTGCAGGTGAGTCCAATTACACAAAATATCTAGAATTTAATGATCCAAGTGGAGAGTATGATAATATTAAGATATTTGGGGATGATTTGTCATTGTTTGTTGATACAAACACAATAAATCTTCCTGATATCAATGCAGCTCTAAGTTCAACTGTTGTGGTTCAAAATTACGTTCAACCTCTATTGTCAAATATTGATTTATACATGACTAGGGCCATGAACGGGAATGATGGATATGTAAATGTAACAACGTTCACACAAAGTGAAATTAATACCATATCAAACGTTGATTATTCTAGTCTAACAGCATATTTATTCTATAACACGTCTGTTAATCCAGCAATATGGGATGTAGAAACAATCCAAGATGGAGCAAGTTTAGACCCTGTAACTGGTGACCCAATTGGGTTGGTCCATAATAGTAGTTATGCTTTACCATGGGTAATTAGCATTACAAAAGGTTCCACCTCAGATTCGTGGAAAGTTTCATATAAGGGTTCAAAAATTATAGCTGAAAGTCCAAGCACAAAATTCTTCTCTGCAAATCAAAATCAAGTAGTAAATTTTGATTCCTTGGTTTCTGGGTATGACAGTATAGTAATTTTAAAAGCAAATGAACATAAAAACCGAACGGGGGTTTTGACATCCAATGTTGCTTTGACTGTAACTGGTCAGGAGTTTGTAACAACTGGTAGTGGGCCTATAACCGATATTGGTTTGCCAAACACGAGTCAACTTAATGTCACATATCCCAACACTAATGGAAATTTGTTACCTGATTTTCCAAGTTCTGGTGTTCCTCTTAGTGATCTAATTGGGCCATCTATTAGCATAACACAGACAATGGTGACAGGGGCGGGTGGATCATATTTTTACGAATTCCCATTTCCTATACTTAGATCAGGATCAATCTCTGACATTCTAATAAGTCCGGCAACTGCAATCGATACTTCTCACTCAGGTACTGCTGGTGGATTTATAACTCCTGTAACTGGTGTTGTTACAGGAGTATATCTCAAGAGTGCTGCATCAATCCAGATATCAGAGTATGTGTACTTAACAAGACCCACAACAGACAGTTATTGGTCTGTGATGGATACGACTCCAACAAACTTGGAGTTATTCCTCACAGATACGGGAAATCTTTATGAGAGGAAGACCGGACGTAGTGGTTTTAATTTTATGTGGATGCACCGGACTCCAAACAACCGTTTGATTGACCCAGCTGCAATGAATATAATTGATACGTATATCGTAACTCGTGGATATTATCTAAATATGAGAAATTGGTTAAGTGGATTCTTACCAAATGAACCAGATGCCCCAACTCCATTAGATTTATTGACATCTTATTCATATTTAATTAACAATAAGATGATATCTGACAGCTTGATATTACATACGGGTAAATTTAAAATTCTATTTGGAACTAATGCCCCTAATGAATTACAAGCTAGATTTAAGGTAATCAAATCTCAGAATTCGACACTAACGGACAATCAGATTAAGCTATCCATCATATCCAAAATTCAAAGTTTCTTCGATATTACGCAGTGGGAATTTGGAGATACATTTTATTTTACAGAATTAGCTGCAGTGATTCATGCAACACTTCCTGTTGATATTGAGTCTGTTGTGATTGTTCCACAATATTCGTCAAACTATTTTGGAGATTTATTCCAAGTATATGCTAATGTTGATGAACTGTTTATTCCCGATGTGACGATTAATGACATTGACATTGTTAGCTCATTTGGAAGGTCTACAATTAAACAAAGTTAGTAACCCCCGGATTTTTGTTTTATTGAACAATTATAAATAGAAGTTGATAATATAACAATTGGTGTTAATTGATGACAAACTTTTCCGATTACAAAAAAGTCAGAACAAACCTCTTTGAACAATTACCAGAAACGCTTCAGACAGATGTAAACGAAGCGTTTTTAGAAAACACGGTTAATCGTTATTTAACTAAATCTGAACTTTCCACTATATTTGGTACTATCGGAGAACAATCCCCATCCGTAGCTACATCCACAAACATTGTAGAGTCTGAGGTTCAAAGACAAGCATATCAACTCCAGCCACTACTGTTCTCAAATATTGCGACTGTTAATCACATTTCATCTTACTCTGACATTTTACGAGAAGCAGAAAATTTGGGTGTGGATCCACTCAGGCTACCACAATGGGGTAATACTACATCTTTTAACTTTGCTCCTCCGATAGATTTTGATAAACTAGTTAACTGGTATCAATATTTTTGGTATGACGTTGGGAATCCAAATTCTTCTCCACAATACATCACGATAAAAAACAATTGTGCTGTTTCTACTGCACAATTGAAAACAAAGCAAACACAATATGATAATTTAATTCAATCTGGAGGAACACCGGCTGAGTTAGCCGCAATCCAAGTAGAACTTAATATTCTTGAGATTGCAAACAATTGTGCATGTTATGGAAACAACAACACAGGATGGGGAACAACACAATGGGATGATAATCCACTAAATTGGTGGAAAGAAATTAACCCAAGTATAATAACACCAAGCTCTCCATCTAGCGGTGACTTGTGGTTTAATACCAGTACATCTCAGTTGATGTACTATGATGGAACAGCATGGGAAATATTCATTCCGGCTGAAACATCTTTTGGTAGTTTTGCATGGGATATGATTTCAAGCAGTATAGCTGGGATATCATGTAAAATGCAAAATGATCCATGGTCTCAACAAAATAAATGGGTCCACCAAGAAGATGTACCAAACGTCGCTATTGCTAAGCGGGCTCAAATGCCAATAATTGAATATAATCCATTCCTTGAACTCAATGAGTGGACATACACGAAACGTATTTGGTCATACAGAGATTCATATTTGGATAACTGGACCACAGTAACAACATCCCCATCTTTATATGAGATGGGAATACCAATAAATGTTACCAATATACAGAATCCAAAGTTAATCACAGTATCTGGAGACCATACAGAAATATTAACTAGAACGAATAAAATCAGGATTAGTGTTGGATCGATAAATTCATTTTTCACTGTTGTATCTTCATCGTTTTCAGCAGCTAGTAATACTACAACGATGGTAGTGGTAGAATCTATTTCAACATTACTCCCATTCTCAAGTAATACTGTGGTAAAATTTGAATTAACAACAACTCAGAGTGGGAAGCCATGGGGTGGGTTTTTAAAACATTGGGCGTTGCTGACATCTGAAACTCCTGTTCCAATCAATACTCAGGTTGAGAATCCTGTAGTACTCTTGGAATCGTTCACTCAAAACTCTGTCGATCAACAAGTTTTTATGTTAACAAGTAATACCTTTCTTACATCTCAAGACACAATCAGAGTATATGTTAATGGTCAGAGACAATATGGGACTTTCTTGGAGGGTTGGTCAACTACAGGAACCAACTTTATTAGTACAGATGATGCTACATATAGTAGCATCAGTGGAACGAACTATGTCGGTCAGTCCGGAAAAATATATAATGGAGTATTAGGAAATGCTATTAGTTTCTTAAGAGTCCCAAAATTTGGATCAACGATTAGAATAGAACTTCATCCAGCTGCTTTGTCTGATCAATATCTCGGAGCTGTAGAAGTCAGAACAAGCACTGATGCTGATTTTAACACAACACTGTTTCAAACAGATTATATAACTTTAGCAAATTTTAGAAAAGTTGATCAAGTTAAAACACAGACAAACCAGTACCCTATATTCGATTTGTTTGACGCAGCTGGGAACACCGCATATCAAGCGAACAGCATATTTGTATTTGAAGAAAATCAAAACTTTGCAATAAACACTAATATTGGGAAACGAATCGTTGTTAAATCAACAAACGCATCTCCCAAAGATTATAGTTTTCAGCAACTGTTAGTTGACCCATTGACGGGAAGTTTACTGTGTTATAAGGATATGTGGGGGGTCAGTTCAACAAATCCTGAAGGTCTCCAGTCAATTTGGAGAACTGGAGTAACAGACAATGAATATATCCCAAAATATGTTAATGAATATAGATTAACAGATGGAGAACAGTACACAGACTCCACAGGAGCAGTACAAACCGTTGATTTGCAAATAGGAAGTTCAGGAGGTTGTTGGGAGATTCCACAACAACTGGTTTATAATGTTCATCACGAAAACAGATCCACGTTGTTATTTTCTGAATTGTATTCTCACTTAAAATCGATAATTGATGCTCAACCACAGCCTCAAGGATTTGAGAACATGACATCTAGTTATTATAGACTCATTGAAAATCCAAACTATGGGTTAGGTGGAACTATAAAGGAGTTTAACGACAGTTATGATACGTTCTTGTCTGCATTGTTCCAAACAACCAGCACACCGAGATCTATTATCGATTTTGCTCAGACCCAAAATGACTATAATATTTTATCGTTACAGGATTATTGTATTAAGAATTTTGTATCTCTTATTACTGGAACAACCAACACATTTGTTGTTGCATCAGATGTTTATGATTTGTTTGCAACTAAAGCGATTGAGAACTTTGAACAAAATAGTTTGAATATTTCTGTGTTTGGTGACACGACGGCTTATGATTCTGTATCAGGGAAGGGTGTTAAGAACTGGATAGCAACACTACCATTTCTCAAATTAGCATATCCAGTAACACCACTCGTTATGATAGATGAACAACTTGGAATCAAACAAGTGATGCATCATGACGGACACATATCTAGTATTAATCTTCCAACTTCAACTGTTCAGTCATTGAACAATCAAGTAATTACCATTACAAATGGAGCTAAAGGATCACACAACTCAAGACCTATATGGACTGGAGTATATAATGGAATGTTCTGGTTAAATGTAGTGACAAACACTCTTTACAGGTTTACTGTAGCTGAAGTAGGTCCAACAATTCCTCCAACAACATACGAAATTGGATCTTTGTGGTTGAACGATTTAACAGGATTATTATATAAGAGGTCATCAGCAAATCCACAGGGATGGGAATTAGTTTCAGGTGTTGTTGGAGATGTTGAAATGGCTTGGGTTCAAGCAGATATTGAAACAATTATTGTTAATGTTATATATCAAACAGAAATGAAGTTGTATGAAGCTGTGCCTGCATTTGAGCAGCTTGTGTTTGACTTTAACTCATTAGTGACTACTCAACCTAACAACTCAGTTCAAGGAACAGAACAAAATACATTCGTTAGCTATTTACAAAATCAATATTATGATTACGTCCAACAAACTCATTCCGATCCATTAACAACCACGTTCAAACTGAGTGACCCATTTACTTGGAACTATAGCAGTGTAACTAATATTCCTCCTGTAAAAAGCAATGGTTCTGCAACAGAGTGGAGTGGTAGTTGGGAATCAATATATGAACTCAACTTTGGGACTGCATACCCTCACATTCTTCCGTGGAGACTGCAAGGGTATTTTGATAAACCAACATGGTGGGATCTTGAGTATGCAGATCACACCGGAGTTCGTCGTTGGTCAACTCAGATGTGGACTAATATCAAAAATGGTGTAATTCCAGTTGGATATAATACCCCTACAGGGGTAGCTGGAACTGGTTTTGTTAGTCAAGTAGATGGTTATTATTTTATGTGTGTGGATACATTGACAGATCAGTTATTACCACCATATGTTTCCGGTAGCACACAGACGTTTTTAAATGATTATAGCATATACATTGCTCCTGTGGGGTCAACGTTGAATGATTCGTTTAGTTTTGGAAATCAGGGTCCAACAGAAAGGTCCTGGAGAATTTCAACATATTTCAATTATGGTTTATTGCACATTGCTTTTAGAATGCAGCCTGTTAAATTCTTACATTCGACGTTTGGTCCATCGTTCATAGAAGTTGCTGGATTGCAGGTTGATCTAAGTTCACAAAAAGTGTATTCACACAAAGACGCAGTGTTTCATGGAGATTTAGACCAGAACAACCAAGTTATTAAAATAGCTGGTCTAAACCAGTGGTATGTTAATTTCAATAGATTTAATGATTTAGATATTAATGTATCTAATTTTAGAGAAACATGGACAAGCTGGGATGCATTATTATCATACCAAACCGAATCTTTTGTTAATACCAAATCTTTACAAATATATAATGACAATTTTTCTGTTATTCCAGAAGATTATCAAGTTTTAGTTAAAAAAACTCCTGATTTGTCTGATTATTGGATTGATACATTGTTGGTGACTACCCAAACTGTTGGTAAAGATTGGTCAGTATCTGATAATTTTAAAATCCCACGGTATGATGGAGATGATTGGACATTTAGTGTACACACACCTTCACCAATCCAACATGGATTAACTTACTATGGTGTTAAGAAATATCCTTGTGTTTTTGATCCTATATCAGACAAGGGATTTATTCCGAACACGATGTCTCTCCCTTGGGCTATACTAAAAGGATCTATCCAACCTGGACAAGAGGTAATATACGAACCGGATGATACATTAACTTGGTTTACAGGATCTCCAGTTCAGGTATCTTCTTTGGGATCTTTACCTGCTCCGTTAATTGCAAATACTACGTATTATATCATCAAAGAAGATGACCAAACGTTTAAGCTGGCAACTTCTTATACAGATGCAGTTGTGGGTTTAGCGATTGATATAATTACAACTACAACAAGCCAAGTTTATGTTGAGGAAGTTGCATCAACATTCATTGCTTTGGATGGAGTTAGGACTTCAAATGTTTGGAACCACCTATCAATCGATAAACGTTTTGTCTATCAAGATAACACTCCTGGAGTTTATAGAGGAGTACAAACTTTAATTAACGTAATTGATGGGTATGTTTCCTATTTGAAAGATCTGGGTTGGAGTTTTAATCAATCTGAATCAACGGAAATTGACATCGATACAGGGAAAATTGTAAGTTGGCAAAATGAGATTGAACGCTTGATCACAAGCATATACACTGGTTTGGGGACTGTTACTGTAATGTACAATACAGGTTCTCACGTATCTAATGTGGTTGAATATCAAGAGGTTAATCCATTCAGAAATAATGTTTGGTTCAATACACCTCGTGGAATCGTGTCAGACATATACACAGGGTCATATACCGACATCCGTACAGAGACTACAGTGTACGACCAATCCGGAAATACACTTCCAAGTGATTATTTGTATGTATTCCGCTCAGACTTGAGAACTAGACTTCGTGGATGTTCTTTAAGTGGTAGTGTATATTCTCAGTCCGGCAGAACTAATATGACTGATGATGAAACGATAAGACCATATAATGATCCACACATTGGTGGTATGCACTTATTTATCGATGGTTATGAACATATTATTATGTTTAATGATTACACTTCAGAAGGATATCTTGTTTTTGATCCTTTCTTGGGTCTTAGTGCTTCTAAATTTACCTTAGATTTTGAGAAGAACACATCGATTACATATAGACCGAACGTCGGAGGTTATTATCTCAGTGAAGGTCAATTGGTACAGAATATAGAAAATTCTGTTGAAACTATGGGTATGTATTATGATACATATCAAGTCAATGAAACTTCGAATTATATTGATTACGCACGATCATTATTAGGATACCAACCTCCAAAGTATCTTGATCAACTAGGAATGAGTTCAAAATCTAAGTTCATATTCTGGAGAGGTATGATTCAAGACAAAGGCTCAGTGAATGCTCTTACGTCTTTCATAAATGCAAAAGATTTTGTGAGTGTAAAAGTTGATGAAATATGGGCTTATAAAATCGGTGAATTTGGAAACGTTGATAATAAACAATATTATGACATCAACATTCAACCAAAAGATATTGGAAAAAATGAATTAAGACTACAATTCACAACAGCAGATAATCCTGTTGAACAAACATTCGTTGAAATTGCTACCAACGATCAAGTTCGTTGGGAACATCTACCAGATCAACAACAATATGTCAATTCAACCACTAATTTATATTTTGAAGCAGATATTACAAATTCAACAACGATTCAAGTAAACAACTCACTAGAGGTTTACGAGCCAGGATTTAACGGTCCGAACATCGACGTTCATATTCCAAACGTCGGAGTTGTCGACGGGGTGATGGTTGTAGTGCATGATACAAAAGATTCTGTTTCTTCTGTTTTAGTTCCAAATGAGGATTATGTGAGAGATAATAATGACGTTCTGACAATTCTCTCAGATTTTGATAGTCAAATTGGTTTTGATAATGATGTGTACATTACTACTTATCTAACCACAATGAATAAGTCAAAATACAATCCAGCATTCTTGATCGATAAGAAGACTATGAGTAAATTGGCTACAATAATGTTGTGGCACCCTGCAGTTGGATTCCACTATCAGGTCCCCATGAGTTTAATTGACTCATATCAGGATTTGGATAATGCTGTGTACAACAACACTTTATTGTTAAATAATGTGGATGCTCCTAATCCTTTAAAGGCTTGGAGTGTAGCTGAGAGTGGCAAGATTTGGTTAAGAACAAACTCTATTGATTATGTTCCATATTACAATTCTACAATATTCCCTGATGTTCGAGACCGAATTCGTAATTGGGGAAGATTGGCTGATTGGAGTGCCTTTGATGTTTATCAATGGACAGAATCTCCTGTTCCACCAGCACAATGGACTCAGTATGTAACCCAATCTGTTAATAATGTACAGATTGCCCAAAATGATAAGCCAACAGGTATTCCGTTACAAAATCTGTTACGCAGATGTACGTATGTTGCTTCGGATCTTACAACGCAGACAACAGATTGGGAATCTTTGATTTATGATCCATTTATTGAACGGAACGTTTACGTTGATGGGAACGGTGTAATTATTCCTTCCAACTCCGGACAAATACAGGCTGTGAGTGTTACTTTTGGTGGAGGGGGGTACGAAACATCTCCAAACATTGCAATATCAGGGGGAGGTGGTTCTGGGTGTGTAACAACAGCACAGATTGGGATTGTAAATCCTGTACCCACAGGATATCCGCTTAGTACAACAATGAAAGTTATAAATGGTGGCACGGGGTATTCTGTAAGTTCTCCTCCGTCTATCAACATTGTAGGTCCTACAATCGGAACCGTAGCAACAGCAACTGCCACTGTAGTTCAAAAAACTATTAAGTACGTTTCAAACATCACATTAACAAACGGAGGAAGCAATTTCTCTTCTGGTTCTACTGTACAGGTTACAATCGAGAGTGTTGATGGAAATGGATCTGGAGCAGAGGCAGAAGTAGTGCTGGCTCCTATTTCGACTACAACAGGGTTGTTTATTGAAGACATTGTTGTTTCAAATGGTGGAGATAATTATCGTTACGATGAAGTTAAGCCAATCTTTGTACCAAACAACAACCCAAATATTCCAACTCTTCTGGCTGTTGGTTATGCCCAGGTAGTGTCGGGAGGAATTTTTGAACTGGAAATTCATAACTCTGGATCTGGCTACACTGTTGATGGAGTGTTTGATGTTCGTCTTTATTCAGTTGATGGTTCCGGTTACGGAGCTGCTGGAACAGTAACAATTTCTGGAGGATCAGTATCTGATGCTCAAATCACAAACCCAGGATCTGGATATTCACAGAATGCTATCGTAGAACTTTCTAGTTCATATTCTGGCTCTGCAACAACTACTTTTTCCATAGTTGGAGTTATGAAGGGGTCTATTGGTTCGGTTACTTTAGCGTCAGATGTAGGTGCTATTAATTGGTATAATCCTCCTCTGTGGGATTGGACAAACAAAACAGTTCCTTTAACGATGACTACTCCTTCTGGAAGTGGAACTGGAGCACTTTTCAGTGTTGAACTTGGAAATGCTGGTTTCACATATGTTCAAAGTATCAAGGTTACTAATGGTGGTTCTGGATTTACATCAGCTCCAATTATAACAATAACCGATCTTACAGGAAAAGGTGCTGGTGCATCAGCAACAGCTCAGGTTAGTCAAGAAATAACTGGGGTAGTTGATACGATTACAGTAACAAATGTTGGAAGTGGATACACAATAGTACCTACTGTTGTGATTGACAGCCCTCCAGGATACAGTCCAGGTTCAATTGCTTACTCAAAGGCCTCAGCTATCGCGTCAATTTCAGCAAATAACTCATCTGGTGTAACAGGAATAACACTGAAGAGTAGTGGTGAAGGATATACAATTGCTCCATCAGTCGTGTTTGAAAATACTGGGACTGGTGGAATTGGTGCAGAAGCTCATGCTGTATTAAAGTTTATTGAAACGGGACGAGTTGATAGCATTGTTGTTACAAATGGTGGTTTAGGATATACATCAGTTCCAGAGATTAAAATAAACGACGATGGAGTTTTCGGGGCCCCTGCAGGTAATGGAGCGACAGCAGTTGCTACATTAACACAAATTCCTACCGGAACAGTATCTTCTATTACTATTAATGATGGTGGAACTTACTTGTTTGAACCTAACTCATTAGCAGACACAGGATCGGTAGCAATTGATATTAATTCTTCTGGTTCTGGAATTGGAGCAACTGCAACTGCAACATTATCTGACGTAAAAACTATGTCAAATTACATTAAAACTCTTTCGTTGGGTTCTGGAGGAAATAAGTATGAGCTCGAAGATGTTAGAAATAACCTAGTTCAAGTTTTAGCTTCCGACCCAAATGGAGGTGGAGTCCCAGCATTGGTTGGATATGGAGTTATGGATTCTGGAGGAGTTACAAGAGTTGAGGTTGAGAATCCTGGAAGTGGTTTACAAGATAACACATATTCACTAGACTTCTTCGGAAGTGGATATGGAGCTTCTGCAACTGCTATTGTATCAGGTGGAAGAGTTGTATCAGTTTCCGTAACCAATAGTGGAGGAGGATTTATTGAGAACCCAACTGCTATTTTAACTTCATCAGAAGCTAGTAATCTTCAGTCTGGTGTACATCTGTTCACAAATTATGTTGAAGCTCCAATTTTCAGTGTATCAACAAACTTCAACATAACAGCTGTAACAATTGCGACTGCTGGAACCGGATTAACCGATGGGGATTACCATTTTGATGATGGTTTAGGTTTCGTTGTTGTGTCAGGAGGTGTTGCAGTTTCAGCTACAGTGACGAATCCTGTCATATATAATACCAACACCAAACCAACAATGACTGTGTCATCACTTGCAGGGGTAACGTTGAACACATTCGGATATTTCTCTGTTGCAAGCGTTGATACGACATTTTTCGGGAAGAATCTAACAGACGGACGATATCCACTAGAGTTCACCGGTGGAAATGGTGGAGGTGCTTCGGCGTATATCAATGTGTACAATGGAACTGTTAGTGGGAATCCTATTAACAGTTCCGCTGGATCATACGATTCAGTGCCATCGGCACAACTCAACAGTACTGTTCTTTCTGATATGAATATTATTACAGGAAATGCACTTCCTTCGTTTAAAGTACACATCGGAGGTGCTTTAACAGGGGTTTCGTTAGTTACACAAAATGTTGGAGGATGGGTTACTCAACCAACACTAAATGTAACGTCTCCGAGAGGAACCGGAGCTACAGTCAATGCAACATTTGGAAATATGATAGTGAAAACTATATCAAGAGTAACAATAACAAATGGTGGACTTAACTATACAACAGCTCCAACAATCCAATTTATACCAATTGGATTAACGATGCAAAGACCAGCTTCTGGAACTGCCGTGATACAGTCAATTATGACTGGAACAATTTCAAAAATTTCCATGATATCAAAGGGTGCTGGATATTATGGAAAGGATAATGTATATAATGGTCCAGTTAATATGAGTATTTCTATTAACAATAAAAACGCCATTAACTCCACTGTTGTTGCTGCTCAAGCGTATCCAGTATTAGAAACTACATATGAAGTTGATAGTATTGTCATCGACAAACCTGGATTTGACTATAGTGTAAGTCCAACAGTTTCTTTGGTAGGAGGAGATGGAACAGGGGCAACAATTGATACGGTAACAATTAGCAGCATCACCAACCAAAGTGTTGTAGGAATGACTATCCAGTCTCCAGGAACAAATTACGTAGCAAACCCTGCTGTGGTAATAACTGGTGGTGGGGGTGTAGGAGCAACTGCTGAAGCTACAGCTAGTATCAACGTGTATGGATTTACTTTAGAGTTCCCAACAACTCTTGTTGATTATAAAACTGGAGATTCACTAGCTAAGAACAAGGAGTTACTAGTTGCAAACAAACAAACTGTAAACGTGTACAGGAATGGATTCAGTGTTGGATCAATTCCAGTATGGAATATCATTGATTCTACATTAGTAACTCCTCCTACAACTCCAGGTGTTGGAGATCTTTACGTTGTGTCTCAAGGGGGGTTAGGTGCATGGGTTGGTTTAGATAATCACCTCGTGATGTGGAATGGTTCTAAGTGGTATGATTATGGAAACACCACAAAAACAAGCTCAGAGGGTGGAAGTATTTTATATGAACACTTACCTCTTGCTGATCTATCCGGAGAAGGTTATTTTTCCAAGATACAAAATCAAGCAACCATTATCGATCCAACAAATATGAATAACTACGATAATATTCGTTTTGTGTTACCATTGTTCAACCAAACAACAGATCAACTAACTACAAACAACGTTGAATATCAGTTTGAGACTCCATATACAAGTGTGGATTATTACAATGAACCTGACACAACCAGGAAGACAACAAAATACTATTTCTGGGTGAAAGATAAAACTAACACATCTTCAAGTCAACCACTGTCTCTGTTAGAAATTGCTGAACAATTAAAATCACCATCAACACCTTATATGTTTATGCAAGGATTCCAACCTACTAATACAGATACTGGAGCTCCGGCAAGATTTACTCAAGTTATAATTCGAGGAATATCAGATTTTATAACTGATGAAAATAGATATAAAATTCGGTTCCAACATAACCCAACCTTAAGAGATGAGACTGACATCACTGCGAACTTAACTAAAAAGATTATGCACACAGAATGGGAGATGTTTAGACAGAATCAAACGTTTGCTGTATCAAAATTTTTGTGGACAAAATTAACTGAGGCTGTTGTTGGTTATAAAGTAACAGATTCTTCTGTTGTAGTTCCAACGTTAAATAGGGTGTTATATGATCAAATGTTTGGCTCAGCAACTCGAATCGGTTTAGGGGAAGGACAAGCTTTTACAGATAAGAGTCTTTCTCTAAATACTATTGTTCAAACTATTGAAGATCCAAAGTATGATTTATCACCAGTTGACAAATCTTTGTTCTTGGATACTTATAGTTTTGATACCCCAGACGAAATTTTGAAGGCTATGAATTACATATATAATACATTCGCATATTCAGACATTAACAGAATTTTCTTTGCATGTTTGCATGATGCACTTTCACTCAAAGAACAGTATGGAGATATAATGAAAACCTCTGCAATCGCAATTCATAGCGTCAACGTTTTACAGACAGCTAATCAGGTGACAAATGGCTAAAGATCCAATTGCTGCTCTTATATCTTTTGTAAAGGATATTAAACCGTATCATACTAAAATCATCGAAGTTTTAGAGGATTATATTTACACCGATTTGATGTTTGTATCTTTCAAAGAAACTTTTAGTATGACAGGGACACTCGAGTTTGGGACTACGGATGAAACCACACATTGTCCAGCAGGGTGGGGGATTCCTCCTTGGGGTGCACCATATTCAATTTCTCTTGAAGCAACTGTGGTTGGAAACATAACAGTAAATTCCAATATGCTTAGCATATACAACATAATAACTCCGAATACGGTTGTCGTCCAAGGAGATCAGTCTTCTACAATTTCAGTTGGAGATATTTCTACTATCACTGATTCATTTTTTAATGATGGGTCCTGGATTGTAGAAAATATATTTTATGATAGTACGAATGATAATACTAGACTTAATGTCGTGAATGTCACAAACCAGATCAATCTAAACGTATATGGTGGATATACAACTGAACAACATCCACCAGGATATATTTGGGTGAATCCAACCAATTCAACAGCTTCGGAACAGTTAAAATTTTATACAGGGGGAGTGTGGGTTTCCAGTTCAGTTTTATATCCACTTAATACAGATCCACAATTTATACAAGGATACACGGCACCAACTGGCTCAAACCCAGTTGGATCATATTGGTTCAATCTAAATGATAACACACTAAATCAATATGTTGGTGGGGTTTGGACCACAGTAAGTTCTTCAAACTATTTTGTTGGTACATCAAACAACGAACTTAAAGCTAACCGTAACACTTTCTATATTGCTGGTAATGTTTCCAATTACATCGGTCCAGCTGATTCGATAGAAATATCAAATTCGGTTGATAACCAAAATGGAGCTTGGTATGTACGAAGCGCGTGCTACAACACAAAAAACACTGCTTTACAGGTTCAGCACATTACAGACTCAACTGTTGATGGTGCTATCTATACTAGAATTACTCAACCACCAACAACTCCAAGGTGGCCTTCTGGATTATATTGGTTTGATACTTTATCTAATGTATCAAACCCACTTAAAGTGTGGAATGGTGCGACCTGGGTTGTCCCATCTGGAACAATTTCGGTAACTGATACCACGCCAGTAACAGCCATTGTTGGGGATTTGTGGTACAAACCGACTACAAATTTATTATTCAAATATACAACGACATGGGATCAGATTGCTGCAACCAATTACGTATTCGGGTTAGTTCCGGAAACGAATGACTTTAGTCCTGGTTTTATTTTTGAAGGTCCAAAGGTTGTGGATTGGTCATTCAAATTTGACTTAATCGGTGTTGAACCATTGATGTCATCATTTATTCCTAATGAAGATTTTACTAATGGGCTATCCAGTTGCAAACATGCTCAAATGTTACCAGATCCTACAGCACCAGGAGTTGTGTTTGTTATTGATGGAGATCAACTTTCTGCGTTCACTGGAAAACGAAACTTTATCGTACAAGGGTCTACTGGCAATGATGGTGTGTGGCAAATTGTTTCTTTAACATATGATCCAATATTGAAAACGACCTCGATCGTAGCTTCGTTCAATAACATCTCTAACATTTCCGTAGATCCGACTGCAACGTCGTCTGAATTCACGATGAAATGGAACTCTGACGTTGGATATTCATTAACCGGATCAGACTTATTTCTACCTATGACAAAGGCTGTTGTAACATCATTTGTAATTTCCAATTTTGATGAACCTCAGATATGTAGTTCTACTTCATCAACTGGGGTTACTTCAATATTTAAAGAATCATACACAATGGATGTATCGCTTCCAACCACAACAGCACCATTCAACATTTTAGGCGTTAACAGTTTAATCAATCCAACAATTTTTATCATATCTGGAAATCAATCAAGATACTTTCCCGTTGGAGCAGTTTTTGATATTACAAACTCAGGTTCAAATGATGGTTTGTGGACTGTACAAGCTTCGCAGTTTAATATAACTACCGGTAATACAGAAGTAATTCCTGTTGAACCAATCCCTGAGTTTATATTACCAAACGGAAACGTCGTTTTTGAACGTTTCGGGTTGACTGAAGTAATTACCACTGGAATCACAGAAAATAATATCCCACCAGCTTGGGAATTTTATTACCATGCAGCACCAACGACAAAAATCGAAACAATTGATGGAGTAACCAATTCAGTGGTATTAAAAGGAGACATGCGAAGATTTTATCCGGCTGGATCAGTTGTTACAATTCAGAACTCGAAGAATGATACTGGTTCGTGGAACTGGACTACAACACAAACAACATACGTTCAACCGACTATATCTCACCCTGAAGGTCAAACTTTTGTTAAAATATTCGAACCAATGATAATAACAGCACCTTATGGAACCATATCCAGTGTGCCTAGTTGGGTGAGAGGAATTGGTTGGGATACCGTGGGCTGGTCTGACGAAAACAATTATTGGTTAACAATAACTGAGTCTAACCCATTGGGAGGCCCTGGGGCTGTTACCATTGTAAATTATGACGTTGGGATGGAAAACCTTGGATCGTACGACGAGACTACATTTGGGGAGGGAGGGTACGGGGATTCTTTACAACAATCACTACAGTTCCCTATCTAAAAATAAAAATACGACCAAAAAATATAGACTAAATATATAAAAATACCATATCATATAAATAACATAAAGGGGTAATAATTTAAATGAACATACCTTTTCGTCAAGGGTTGGTGAGTTATCAAACTGATAACAACTCAAATCCAGCTTTCCTACAAAAGGCTTCCAGTGGAAACTATATCAATTTGTTTATTTCACCTATTCCAACTGTAGTAGCCTTTGCTCATGAAAACACAGATTATCTTTTTGAAGAAGTGAATACTGTACTCAATGCTTGGGGACCATTTAATGACTCCACACAGTATTGGTTGTACTGGGATATTAACTTATTAACCGCTGTCAGAACGTTTGGGTTAACAAAGTGGAGTCCAATAACATCATTAACTGCACCTCAAAACCCAAAGGTAGATCAACATTGGTTTAACCTCGCTAACACATCTATGAATTTCTGGAATGGAAGTAGGTGGGTTGAGGTAGTCCGCTGTTTTGCTGGATCGTATGATGGTTCTACACCAAATCCACACCGTTCAGGTACTCAGGTTAGTTTGGGTTTCCCAGTTAAAGCTGGATATATACTGTTCGATGACGACGAAAAACCTGTAAAGAAATGGAAACGAGATAACTCAGGTTTATTTTTAACAACTGAGACACCAATGCTTACTCACAGTTCCAGAATATCGAATATAGTTCTTGATGGAGCTACTCAGGTAGTAAAAGCAAATCAAAACATTCCTGCTTGGTCAGCAGTTACACTGGATGGATATGATTCTATAGTACTTGCATCACATTTCGATCAAACTAGACCTTCAATCGGAATTACCAGATGGGATATGAGTCCAGGGGATGTTGGAATAATAACATCCCGTGGATATATTACAAACAATAATTGGAACTGGTCCGTACCAGCCACGTCTCCGTTGTTCGTGGGTGAGTCAGGACAAATAACAACCACTGTTCCCCAGACTGGATCAATTCAACAGATAGGTGTAGTTGTAAATTCTGACACTATCCTCGTTGATATTAAAACTCAAATAATTTTAGAAGCAGTATGAGGAGTATGATAATGAAAAAAACATATTTCAATTATTTGACAAAGACTGTGGAGGAATAAATGGGAAATTTTACTCCTCCAAATACATTAAATACATACAATCTAGTTCCTTTATATGTTGATAAAGAAACAGGTAAAACGGTTGCAACAGGAGAAAGAACAGCTGCATCACCTGGAACAACAGAAGGAAATGCTTTCTTTCAAACTGTTGAATCTACTACATGGACGATCACACATAATAAAAACACCACAACTTTTGTTTATCAAATTTTTACTAACACAATGGAACAGGTTTGGCCTGATTTTGTTACAATTAACGATCCAAATGAGATGACAATACACTTTCTGACTGCTATGTCAGGTGTTGTATATATCATCTTCTTTAAATGACTTACCATAAATAAAAAGACACATAGGAATATAACAAATGGAATATAAAACATCTGATATTGTGTTAGCGTCCTGCTTAAAGATTAATGCTTATAATCTAAGCACTATCACAGTCGACTCTTTTGGAAAAGGGACATTCGTATTCGAAAATGTCGACGACAATTTCATACAAAATTTTGACTTGGGTAAGGTTCTTGTTGAGCCAGTCATCTTTAACAACACAATCAAACAACTAACAACTTCCGTTAGAAGGATCAATAAAGGAAGTCAGGTTTAAAGGGGTATTTGACTCAGGTTGTAATTTGTGTGAATAATAATAATAAATATGGTAGTCAATAGATGACTGTTTTTGCAAAAACAATAAAAACGATTTTAAAACAAGGAGATTTGCAATGAAACTCAATGGTAATTTAACATTCTTTAACCTTGGTGATGGCGAAATTCAAAACGCTATTATTGAGCGTAAAACAACAGCAACAATGCCAAGTGCATCCTTAGCGGGATCTGCTGGTCGTATTGTTTACAACACAACAGACAGCGTATACTACTATTCTGATGGTACAGCTTGGGTTGCTTTTGCAACTGGTGGAAGTGCTACCACTCTACAAGCAGAAGTTGATGCAATCGAATCTACATTAGGTACAATGATCAATGGTGATGGTACAACTAACATTGGAAATGTTTTAACAGATACTGTTTTTGGTGGTGCTACTAATTTGACATCTGCGTTAAATAGTTTAGCGACATTCGTTAAAGGTCACGACAATTTATCAGAATTAGGTGACGTTAATACAGGTACTGCAAATGCTTCTGCAACAGCTGGTCAGTCTTTAGTTTGGAACGCTGGTACAAGTAAGTGGGTTAACCATTCATTGGTTCTTGCTGATGTAACCGATGTTACAACAACAGCAACAGAAGTTAATCAACTTCATTCTGCTGGTGCAGTAAATGCAGACTTCGTTAAGCTTCATGCAATTACAGAAACAGCTGCTAAGATCAATGGTTTTGATGCACGTATTACAAACAACGAAGGTGATGTTCTAAATCTAGAAACATTCACAGGTATGACTGATGGTTCAGCTGCTCATAGCTACTCTTCAACAGCAATTGTTGGTTCGACTGACAGTCTTGAAGTTGCTATCGGTAAGTTGGATGCAGCCACAGGTGCAGTTGCTACAGGCGGTACCGGAATTCTTGCTTCTAATGGTACAACAATTTCCTATCGTACATTAACAGCTCCTGCAGCTGGTATTACAG